GGTCCACGGACCAGACCGGGATCGTGCCGCCGGGATAGCGGCCGTGGCGAAAGAGGTCGCGCTCGGCCTCGCGGCGCGGCATGATCGCAGCCGGTTTTCGCCAGTTCAGAAACGCATCAGCGGCTGCAGCGCGGTTGCCGGCGTTGAGCAGTTTCGTCAGCGTCGCCCGGGCAATGGCGCCGGTGTTGTAGTGGAAAGACACCAGCGCATCGAACTCGTGGGGCGCGAGCGGCACCTTCACGGCGCGCAGCACCTCGGCCTCGTAGACGGCAAGGTCCGTGCGGAACAGCCGGAAGGCCTCGCGGATTCCGGCGTCGAGGTCGGCCGGCATGCCGCGCGGCATCGTCGCAGGGTCAGGCGGCCCGGCCGCGGCGGTGTGGCCGATGCCGAAGGTCCAGACGCCTCGTACGTCGAGATAGGGTCCGGGCACGACGCCTTCGTGCCGGACGAGGGCCAGAAGGCCCCGGTCTGTGGTCTGCATGAGATTACCTGACGAGCGAGAGGACAAGGATCAACGCCGCGATGGCAAGGCCGACGCGGAGGCGGTGACAAAACGCATGTTGAGCATTCACCGGATCGAGGCGAAGGGCGCGCGCAAGGCGGAGAAGGTCATTCATCCTCCGCCCCTCCCTTCGCAGCGCGCAGGCGGGCGAGGACGAGTTCGATGAAGGCCGGGCCGAAGACGCCGACGAGATAGGCGGCCGAGCCTGCCGCTCCTCCCGCCGGGATCGCCTGCAACGGCAGGCCGAGCCAGGCGGCGACGAAGATCATCGAGAGGCTGCCCATGCCGGTCGCAATCAGTCCTCCAAGCAGGACGTGGCGCAGCGCGTCGCGCAGGCTCATCCGTGTGGTCAGCGCGTTGTCGCCCCGCCGAGCGCACCCCACAGAGCCAGAATCACCGCCTGGGTGGCCGCCATTTCAGCCAGAATCAGCGACCAGAAGGCCTTGTCGTCGCTCACGCACGGATCTCCGTCGAAGATTCACGAATCCGGCGCTACATCGAACGGCGGAAGCGCCACGGGCCCGTCCGCCGTGACCAGAAGCGGCGCCGGAAAGCGCCGCGCCTCGGGCGCGTCCGGCCCGTGCGGCAGGATCACGGGGACGGTCAGCAGACCATCGGCATCCCGCGACACGTCGCCCGCGATCCAGGCGCAGTCGATGTCGCCCTGCGCCAGCACGCCGCCGTTCGGAATGCCGGTGAAGTCGAGGACGGTATCGTTGAGCGTCAGAACCTCGCCCGCGACATGAATGGTCAGGTCGGAGTCCATTCGGACGGGGAAGAATACGAGTTGCACGGTGTAACCTCCTCAGAACCAGCGCCCGATGGCGACAAGATGCGCGGTAACGTCCAGGTCCGTGGCGACCCCTGCGCAGGCGACGGCCTGAACCCCGGTCGCGGCAGTTGCCGACACCGATTGCGCCACGCCGGTGTGCGCTTTTTGAGTGCCTACCGTGCTGTTCACCAGCGGCGTGATTTGCAGCACGGGGGCGGCGGCGAAGGCGGCAGGGAAGGTCCATGTCGTCGCGTTGGTGCGGTAGGGGTCGGCATAGGTGCCCGATCCGAAGGCCAGCCTGGACCCGAGATCGATGCTCTGGGTGCAAATCAGCGTGCCGTCCGCGAATCGCACGAACGTGCCGTTCGCGTTGCTGCCGCGCTCGATCACCGCCCCGGTCGGCACGCCGCCGGATTGCGAAACAGCACCTAGAATGTTTCCCCGCCGGAACGCTTGCGCCGGGCCTGCGCCTGTCGTCAGCAGCCGCCCGGCGGTTGTGTCGGTGGCACTCTGCGTCACCGCCGTCCCGGTGATCAGGCCAGTCACCTCAAGCCCGGCGGATGTCACGCGCACCCGCTCGGCCCCGCCAGTGGCGATGCCCAGCACGTTTTCAGCAGGACGGAACAACCCTGTGTCCAGATCGTTCTCAAAGGCCGCACCGGGCTGAGATGCCGCCCCCGCAAGCAGACGCACTGCGTCCACGCCGTCGTTGAACACAACAAAGCCGTTCCGCGTCCAGACGTTTGGCGCCTGCGAAAAGCCGCCGCGCGCATTGGCAGGCACACGAATAAGGCCGCCGGACTCCACCACAAGGTCGAATTGGCTGTCGGACGCGGGATCGCGCCGGAAATCCTGTCCCCAGTCGCCGTTGTCCGGCATTTGACCGGCTCCGGCTCCAACCGTGGAAATCACCAGCCGCCCGGTGCACAAGACTGACCGAACTGCCCCGCGAATGACCGATCGGGCGACAATTGCAACGCCGCGTTCATACCATGCAGTCCCAGTCGAAGAGGAAATCCGCGCGTTGCTAACGTTTGTCCGGGAAATATGGCCTGTAGAAAGCGTTATATACCACGCCCCCTGCGCGCCGCCGCAGCGCGGCGGATTGACCGGCTGCTGAAATTGGTTTTCTGTTTGGGCGCCTATCGAAAGAACGCCTTGCTGCGAGCACCATACTGGGTTCGGCGTGTAGTTGTTGGGAACAACACCGTCCGCAATTGCTTGGGCGTCCTGCGGCACTGCTCCTGCCCCAAGCACAAACTGCGTTAGAATGGTCGGTCCAGCCGAACTCGGCGTAATAGTAATGAACGCATGGCTTCCATCACCTACTTGTGTAACCTTGCTCAACCCCGCCGGGTTGATCGTCACCGTCGCGTCCTCGGCAATAATGGCTGTTTGCGAAAAGTTCACTCCTTCAAAACGCAACTGCTCGTTCACTACATGCCCGCTGCGGATGACAATCAGATTCCGTAGTGGCCTGTCTTGTTGCCAATTCGCCTTGTATGGCGGCAGAAAACGAGACAGATATTGGCAAGCCGCGCCAATGGTTTGATACTGCTCGCCTTCGATTTCCGGCGATGACCCGTCTACATACAGTATTTTGTCGACAAGGCTGAACTCGAAGACATCATTCAGTTCGTCCTCGATAACACTTTCTACGAATGTCTGGTCAGCGATCAACCGCCACGCCGTGCCATCAGAATGAACGAGCTTTTCGCCCGTGGACGCAAGCCAGCCTGTCCACTGGGCAGGTGGATAAAGCGTGTTGAGGTCCGTTTCCGAGATTGGTGCGCCGCCACCGATCAATTGGCGCGGCGCGCGCACGTCCAAGACGAGCCCTTCATCCGCCGGATAGTTTGCAATGACATTTGTCCCGCCGAGAATCCCTGCGTCTGTTAGGGCGACCTTCCCACCGTTGGACACTACAATGTCCTGCGGGGCGTCGAACGTCCCGCGCCGCAGCGGAACAGCACCGCGCACAACAAGCGTCCCACCAGACACCTCAACACCCTGCGCCGCGCCGTTGTTCGTCACGCTTAGGGACGGATCACCGACGACACTCGCCGGACCGTTGTAGATCGCTCCTGTCCCGTCTCCGAGGATCAAGCCGCGCCGCCGACCGTTCAGAACTCCGCGCACATCCGTCGCGCACTGCCAGAGGCTTGCCGCCGTGGTGAACCCGTCGATCACGCCAGCCGCCCCAAGCGAAAAAGACCCACCCTGCGCGACCACTGCAATCAGTCGTTCCCCTGAAGGGCCAAGGTCTTGGTCGTCACCCGTCCACGTTGCGTTGGCGCAGGTGATCGGGCAGTCGATCTGCGGAAGGTCGCTGTCCTCGCCAAAAAGCCACGCCCGGAAAGGCCCGCCAGCCGATGGGGTAATGCCCGTCATGGCGGAAACGGGAACACTGATTCCCGCACCGATGATGCGGATGTGCCGCGCGTTGGCCCCCCGCAGAAGCAACGGCGCACTCGCCACAAGCCCCGCAGTCGTCTCAAGGACAATGCCGTCCGTCCCGCCGGTCGCCTTCACATGCGCCAGCGCCCAGTCCATCGCGGCGTTGATGTTAGTGAACACCTCTCCCGGCCCAACCCGCCGCGTCTGCGTCGTCGAAACGGCAATGGGCACATCATGCCAACCAGCCCAAGCGCGATACTGTGGAAGCCCTCGCCCAGAAGCACGCATCGCCCCTTGCATCTCGGGCGTATTCGCTGTCGGGGCGTCTGGAACGCCGTGGCCGATGAGCAGATTCCGACCGGAAAGAAAATCCGACATGTCAGCCCTCTCTATTGGGCGCGTGCTCAAGCGCCTGCCGCTCGACGTAGGTGACAATGGCGTTGACGCCGCTTCCGCTTGTCAGACGAGCTCGCAACAGGTCGCCTGCGGCGTTCGGGCTTGCAAGATTGCGCTTGAACAGACGCAGCCCCGCAGGCATCTGACGGGTGTCATTGCCCGGCACCCACAGGTCAGCCAGTTTCACGACCGAGCCGCCTTCGCGCACAAGCTCGACAATCACCGTCCGCGCGGTCGCCCCGGTATTGCAAAACAACATCGGAGCAGAAATGAACACCTCTCCCGGGCGCAGTTCGCGGTCGTCTGCATCGCTCGGGTCCGGCGTCACCCAGTCGTCGTCCGCATCCCCGTCCTCAAGCGGCACCGAAAAGTAGTTCGCCTCGACAATGGTCGCGTTGCTGGTGGTGAGCGAAACCGTAGCTGTTGCAGCCCGCTGCGCTGGGTTGTCGGTCACGATCTTGACGGGCATCACATTCCCCCTGTTGCAATGGCGGCCTCAATGGCCCGAAGCTCCACCGCCGCGTCGAACGCTGCACCAGTCAGCAAACCAGAGCGGGCGTCGTAGACAAGCCCGCCCACAAAACTGACGTTGCCCCGATCATCCTGCCCGCTGAATATGACTCGTCCGCCGCGCCGCTGCTTCACGACACGGCTCATTTTGAGCGAAACGCCCGCGCCGCCAAAGCGGTCCGGCAGCGCAGCCCTGTTCACCCCAGCCCCAGCCTGCGTGAACGTGTGCGATGTCGACTTGATCCGCGACCGCGCCTTGCGGAAGCGCGGGTTCTGCAACGCATCAATCAGCACCGTCTTGAAGCTGTTGGCGCGCGTCACGGACGCAAGCGAAATCCCAGGCAGCGCCGCAATCTGACGCTGCATCTCCTCGAAACTCTCGATGAACGCCGGAAGATAAGACGCGGCAAACACCGGAACCAGCGTCGAAACCCAGTAGTCGCTGGTCGGCACAACCTTGTAAAGACCGCGAGCAAACTGATGAACCGGCGCATACGTCCCCCGCCGCAGGCCAATGACGACCGCCTTCAGCCAATCCGCCGCGTCCCGCCGCGTAAACACCTCCGCCTGCGAAGGCCAGCCAGTCGTAAACTCCTGCGCCACCAGGTGATCCCACATCGCGTCGACAATGCCATCCGCAGCATTCTCGATCAGCGTCGCCGCCGCAGAATGGTCTCCGCTGGTCGGAGTCCGAGAAACCACCAGCGTCTTGCCATAACCATCCGCAACCATCGCATCTTCGCCAAACTGCGTCTCGCAGTTCGACAAAGTGATCTCGCCGCCCCCAAGCGCCAAAAATGCCTTGTTCTGCCAGACCATAACCCCCGAGACGAGGTGGATCAAAGCCAGATTTTTGGCGCAGTAGAACACGCCGTTGCTGCTGGACCCGGTGGCAGCAAACGCCACCGCCTGCTTGAACGTGCTGTTGGGGTCAAGCACAGCGGCATCGCACATCAGAACACCGCCCCCAGGGGGCGGGTTCGGATCGCTGATCAACGACATCGGTTGCGGTCTGAACGCAACACAGTTCATCACATAAGGCAGCCGGTCAATCCGCGCCCCGGGCCTGAATACCGCAATGAACCCAGTCGTAGGGTTGTCCAAATCGTCGTGAACAAAACCGCTACAGGTGAACCCATGAATGAATGTCCCGTTGGACAAACTGAACACGTTCGACTGCTCTGTGCCAGGCGCAGGCACAATCATGCACGAGCGCGGCTCACAGTAAATCGACCAGCCATCCGGCAAATCCCACGTCGCCGTGGTAGGCTTGGTGTAGACGCCAGGACAAACGTAAATCTGCCCAGAACCCCCCAGCTCGTTCGCACGCGCAATGGCACCCTGAATGGTCAAGCGCGCAGTGCTCAGACTCGACCCGCTGTTGGCGTCGTTGCCGTTCTTCTGAACATAGATGCGGTTGGCAACCGGATAAGCCTCCGGCGCCGTGATCTCGCCCAACACCGACCACTGGCCTTCATCGGCATCCCAGATGTAAAGCGTGACGGCGCCATTGTTCCGCAGACCCCATACATAATTGTCCACCCCGGGGTTGGCTGGCCGCTCGCTGAGGCTGTTACCGAACCCGTTGACAGCCAGCCCGAGGTAGTTGCCGGGATCGCCTTTCAATTGGGTCCACGGACCCCAGCTTCCGTCCGGGTTGCGGAACCTGATCTGCGTTCCGTTCCACTGGTGTTCGGGGCGCGGGCCGATAGGCCCTGTCGGCCCGCGAAGGTTGGTCCAAATGCCCCACTCGCCTGACGGCAGTTGGAACCGCAGGTTGGTGCCGCTCCACTGATGCTGCGGCATGGGGCCGGGGGGGCCGTCGAAACCAAGTTCCAGTGCCAGCCAGTTGTTCAGGTAGGTGGACCCTGGCGCATCGCGGAGCGCGTAGAGCACCATGTTGGTGACAAAGGTGATGCCCTGGAAAACGCCGTTCGCGCTGACCCGAAAGGCGTCGCCTTTCAGCACATCCTCACCAGCGCCGGTCTGGGTCGGGAATGCGCCGGAAGCCGGGCTCCACTCGCCCACAAAGGCGACGGGCGACCGCAGCCGCTTGTTGAGCGCATCGGCTATGTCGTCAAGCTGAACATCGAAGGCAGACCGAAGGGCTTCGTCGCCAGGATCGTATTGGTCAACGAAGGCCCACGGCCGAGTATAGACACCGTTGGTGATCGGCATGACATGACCCCGAGGTATTTCCTCGGATCATGCCCTTGGGATCAGGGCTTGTGCGGCAAATTCAGCGCCACGGGAGGCGCGATCCCGACCGACCAGGCGGCTTCCAGCATCTCCGCGCAGACAGAAGCATAAGGCCAGTCCCGATACACAAGCCGCTCGACCGGCTGCGATTCGAGGACGGCGACATCGCGACCGTGGCCCCATCCAACGAAATAGCCGGCAGACAGGGCCAAGACGAACGCCGCGACACTATATCTATTCACCTTGGCGCCCCATGACGGCGATATACTTCCGGTTGAAGTCCAAGAATACCTTGCTTTCATCGCGCGCCGCAAGCGCCCCGACCTTGGCGGGGTTCCACTCACCTCTGCGGGCCCGCTCTCGCTCCGCCTTGAGCCAGTCGTCGTACAGGCCCGCCAGAGCGGCGGTTTTGGGCGGAACCGGCTGCCCTGCCGCCTTATATGCCTTGAGATCGGCCTGCGCGTTCTTCACCTCAGCCCCAAAGCGGTAGTAGCGGTCCCGGTCCTGCCACTCGCCCACGGGGGAGGACAGGTTGCGCAGGAAAGGCACGTTGCGCCGCTCGATGCTCTCGAAATCGCCCTGCATTACCTTTACCACGATGTCCGCGCTGCGCCCCCAGAAGGCGCCCGCACTGCCCACAACGAAGCTGGCAAGGTGATCCAGCGTCTCCGGGCTGATGTCCACGGCGCCGGATTCGCGGAAGTCTCCCCCGGTCAGGCTGTTCAGGGTTTGCGCCACCCACTTCGACACCTCCGTTGCGCTTCGGAAGTGCACAAAGGCATCGGGCTCGGTCTGGTTGCCGTAGTTCTGCGGATAGATCGGAACGCCCCGCCAGTCCTTGTTTTCGGCCATCTCGACCAGAGGGTCGGCGATGAACGGCGACACCATCTGCGCCGGGGTCGCCGCGCTTATCGGGCTAAAGGCACCAAAAATTGCGGCGACAACATCGGCGAACGCTTTATCGGCAGGCTTCACGCCGCGCATGACCTTGCCTATCTGCTGCCCGGCATAGGGGAACACGTTGTAGCCATAGGGCATCGGGATCGCTGCCGGGTTGTCGCCGGTGCCCCACAACACGAGGTGGAGGTTTCGCTCGTTGCGCCAGTTCGGCACCTTGTCATACAGAAGTTCGCCGTTGTCATCCTCCTCGGAAAGCGATGCGTTGATCAGGTCCAGCACCGCACCGGCCGCGACGGCAGTCAGGGCCATCAGCGCAACCCTGCGGCTGGAAATGGCCTTGAGCGTGCGCGCCGTGCCCTGGATCGCCGCATTGAAGAACGGGTAGAGCGCGTTCATCGTGCTGCCGACCTCGCCGCGCCGGTTGAAGTTGACCGTCAGCTCTTTGGCCAGAAACGCAGCCTTTTCGACATCCCACCCTGCGCGACGGGCCTCGACAAAGGCGGCCAGACGGATCGCGTTGTCAACGGCAAGGTTGGTCCGTTCGATGAAGGCCAGCGCAGCATTGTCACGAAACGAGAAGAAGGCCGATGGCGTCGTCATCACCTTGAGGGCGCGCACTGCCTTGTTGCCTCGCGCCAGCCTGATGCGCCTGTCCAGATCTTCGCGGCTCGCCTCGGGGTTTTCCATGGTCCAGAACCAGACCTGTGCGCCCGCCTGCTGGAATTCGTTGTAGTAGCGCGACCACTCGGTATCGAACCTGTAGGTGCTGCCCCGCATGGCGCCCATGAAAGCCTTGCGCCAGTTCTTCGCCATGGCTTTCGCGATGCGCGCCTTGTCGGCCTCGCCGAATGCCTGGATGTTGAACTGCGCGGTCTGGAAGTCGCGGAAGGCGTTGGTGATCATGAATTCCGGCGACAGCATGGTGCGCGTCATCGAAAAAAATCGCGAGAGCACGGACAGCACACGCACGACGCCCGACATCTGGTCTGCGCCCAGCGTGCCCGCCGCCTTGGCAATGCGCTCATCCATGAACAGGATGCGGTGCTCTTCGCCGCCGATCTTCACGGCCATTTCGTTCGGCTCCATGACCATGGACACGGGGTCCTCAACCCGCGTTTCCACCAGCCCGGTGGACCGATTGAAATACCGCTTCTGCTTCGGCTTCTTTACCTCCCACAGCGCCTTGGACGGATGGTTCTTGGCCAACTCGTAGAGCGCCTGCGCGACCCGGTTCTTTTCCGCCCGGATCGCCACCTCCTGCGCCATGGAGATTGCGGATTGCAACGGGTTGAACGCCTCGGACCGGCGGCCGAGCGCGCGGCGCGTCTCCTGCCCGCGGACCGAGAAACGCCGCCCCAGGCGCACCCCGCCGAGGTCCATCAGGGCCTCGAAATGGTCGGTTTCCTCGAACCCCTTGAGCGGGACATAGTGCCGGTATTGCTTGCGCCACAGGGTGGCCTGACTGTTGCTGATCAGCCCGGCATTCTCGCGCAGCGCGATCGACCATTCCCGCATCTCATCAACCTTGCGGCCGATTTCGGCATAAGCCGCGGCATCCGGCGAGGCTGCAACCTGCGCAAGGATGGCTTGAGCGTCCGCGTTCAGCATCCCCGACCCGCCGTCAGGCATCTGCGGGTTGATCGAGGCGATGTAGGCGTTTCTCTCGATCGCGTGGCGGGCATAGAGGTATTCGCCGACCGTCTCCGATGTCATGCGGCCCTTGCTGGCCGCGATGATCTGGATGATCGGCTTGGTGAACCGCTCGTCGATGTCCAGAAGGTGCCGCCCGACCTTGCCCGAAAAGGTCGTCTCGGCCACATAGGCGTCTTGCTCCTTGGGCAGGGGCCGTCCGGTCTGCCGCATGACGGCTTCCTGCGCGCGCAGCACGGGAAGGAACCTGTCCTGTATGGTGAACCGCACCCGGTCCACGGCATCAGATGCCGCGCCCGGCAGATCGCGAAGCCGCTGCCAGATTGGAACGCCTGCCGCGGTCAGGGTTTCCCAGATGCGGCGGTCGGGAATGAACGGGGTGGGTCCCATGGCGCTGTTGCGGTGCGCGCGGCCCTGCGGTGTCAGAGGCCGCACCGCGAGGGGCGGGCGCTGGAACATCATCCGGTCGCCGAACAGGTTGCCTTGCCTCTCGGGCGCGGCCTTGCGGCGCTGTTCCGCCATCCCGGCCCGCGCGCCCGTGTTCCCGGCCCGACGCGCGCTGATTTCGCCCGCCAGCACCCGGCCGAAAATGTCCTCGGGGGTCTGGTAGCCGGCGCCCTGCAACACGTTGCGTAGCGCCCGCAGGACGCGGGCAATCTTGTTGAACGCCCGCACAAGGATCGATCCCTTGGGCGACTCCTTCGCCGCCAGCGCCTCGCTGAACTCCTCCGCTATCGCTTCCTCGATCCGCTCGGCCTCGGTCAGGTCGGGATACCGCTTGGCGATGTCGTGCTTGGCAAGCCACTTCCTTTCTGCGGCCAGCGTGAGCGCCTTCCATTCCTCCGGGGTGAACAGGTTCATCGCCCGCAGCGCGTGGATGACCTCATGGTGCAGGGTTTTCATCGGGTCCAGGCTGGCACCGATCAGGATCTCCATCTCCCCGTCGCCGGTGATGGCAAACGCCCCCTGCCAGCCCGGATCGCCTTCGCGCGCCGTCAGCCGCACACGTTTCAGGTCGAGCCGGTCCAGTTCGGCGCGCAGTTTGGGAAGCAGACTGCGGATTTCATCGGTCGCCGCAGCGGCCTCACGCACCATCTGCGCGCGCTGCTCCTTGGCGAGGATTTGGATGGCCGCCTCGTCATAGATGACGTAGTTGTACGAGCCCTCACCTGCGCTGCGGCTGGAACCGTCAAGGTAGCGGTGGCCGGGGATGCCGGCGGCACGCAGGGCCTCGGATGCATAGCGGCGGGCAACGGCCCTTGCCGCAGCCCGTTCCTGCGTGCTTCGCATGAACGCTGCATCGCCCATCGCATCGATGGTCAGTTGCTCGATCAGGTCTCGCCCGGTCGTCTTGTCCCACACGGATTCGTCAGGTGCGGCGTCCATCGATCGGATCGCTGCCTTTACCGCTTCCGGTTGCTTGGAAAGAGGGGCGTCCCAATCCAGAAGCCTGTCTTGGTCTGGAATATCAACCGTGTACACGCGGCCCGGATTTTTCTTGGTCACGCGCTCGGACAGCCAGTCGATCGCGGCGATGCGTGCCGCGCGCTCGGCCATATCGAATGTTATCCCGTCTTGTTCGGCGCGCTCGTAAGCCGTCACCTCAGCGTCCCGATAGGCGCGCAGGCGCTCTTGCACGTTATCCCCGGGCGCGGCCAAAATCCTGTCGCGCAAGTCGCCGATCAATCGGCGCAGCGAATACGGAAACAGTGGAGCCCCGCCTCTCCAGGCCTCGGCAGAAACTTCGACGGGCTTTGATGGCGTCTTGTCGGCAAGATATTCGTTTGTCCGCGCATTGGTTTCTACGGATAGCGGCTCATAGAGGAAGGACGGAATGTCCTCACCGTCGATCTGCAGGGAAGGCCGGGACAGCCTGTCGCGATACCATTCCGAAACCGAGCGCTTGCCCGCGAAATAGAGCCCCCAGCCATAGGTTTGCGCGCCTTCGCCGGTGCCGATGGCCGCCAGGCTGAACCGATCGAAGTCGTGCGGCGTGCCGTGATAGGCGGTTTCCTCCATCCCCGCCACAGTCGGCTTGGTGATGTCGGCGATGAACGCCTGCCGTGCGGCCTCGCTCTTGAACTGAAAGCCGGGTTTTGCGCCGTTGCCGCTAAAGGACGAATACCAGCCGCCATGCTGCTTCGCGACCGCCAGAACGGCGTTATAGACATCGCGCTCCACCCGTTTCGTGAAGGCCGCGACGAAAAGCGGTTGGCCGGTTTTGCCGTGCGTAGCCTTTTCCAGCCTGAATTGGACATAGCCGCCCACAGGCGGGCCGGGCCGCTGGACGGGTGCAGGCGTGCTCGCGTCCTGCCCCTCGGCCTCCAATTCCTCGATTACATCCTGTTTCGGGTCTGGGCGGCGGGGCACGTCATAGCGTTCCAGCCGGTCGAAGAAGTCGGTGATCGTGCTGGCGCCCGTGAAGTCGATCCGCTTCGTGCCGCCGTGACGGCTGCCGAACATGGCCCGTTCGCTGGCGTCAGGGATCTTGTCCAGGATCACCACGCGCGACATTATGCCCGTTCCCGCGCGCTCGAAGGTCACGGCCGGCAGGCTGATGTCTGCCGTCCAGTTGAAGTCCTTGGCGTCGTCGCTGTTCCACCAGGCATCAAACCGCTTGTCTGCACTGTTGCCAGACGGGATCAACGCTACAAGGCGTCCACCGGGGCGCAGATGCTTGGCCGCCTTGGCAAGGTGATCCATGGCCGTCTTGCCGCCTGACCCGAAGGGCGGGTTCATCACGACCACATGGTACTTGTTGCTGATATGGTGCTGCTCGAAGGTGGTGGCCGCAAGGTTCGCCCGCGGCGCGCGCAGAAGCGCCGTGCTGCCCAGATCGTCGGACGGCTCAACGATCGTCACAGCCGCGTCGTCTGGCATGAACCGGGCAATGGCGCCGTCGCCCGCCGAAGGTTCCAGCACGCGCTCGTTTGCGCGGATGCCAGCCCATTCCACCATTTTCAGGCCAAGCGGTTCCGGGGTAGGGTAGAAATCCAGACCCTCGCGCTGATCGCGGCGCCCGAGCATCTTGGCTCGGGCGAAGTAATAGCTGATGGCTTTCTGCCAGGGTGTCGTTACGTTTCTGGCCCGGTCCTTGTCCTTGCCGCCCTTTCCATCTGCGTCCGAAGGATCGAACGCCTCTGCGTCCATGTAAGCATCCACGAATGCGTCGGTGATTGCTCTGGCCTCGTTGCCAAGCGCCAGGTTCTCGACGGTGCCAGACCGTTCCGCGATGCGCTGCGCGAAGGCGATGCGCTCCCATGTGGTGCCGATGGTGTAGTAGCGGAACGCGGCGTTGGTCTTGGTTCCGACACGCAGAATCCGGCCTTCTTGCTGCAACGTCGTCGTCGGCTTCGTCGGCATGCCAAGGTTGATCATCACGCGCGGGTGGGTGCCTGTCACATCGTGCATGGACACGCCGGCACCGCCTGCGTCTGCCTGCACGATCAGCACATCCAAGCCGCTGTTGTCCGTGTTGAACGCGGCAAGCTGTGCATCACGGTCTTTCTTGGTCAGCCCGGAGAACACGCCGGCGCGTTCGCCGAACGCCGCTTTCAGGCCCACCGCAGCGGCGGGGTATCCCGTGAAGTCCAGTTTGTCCCAGCCGGGGTTCTTTTCGCTCAGATCAGCGAGGGCTTTCAGCGCGTTGTCGTCACCCAGAAGGCTCAGATCGCGAAGTGGTGCGAAGGGGTTGAACCCGCCGCCCTTGTTGAAGTCGTGAAACACAACGACCTTGCGGCCCATCGCCAGATGCTTCTGGATGTCGGAAACCGCAGCCTTGGCCTTTATCGCCTCAAGCAATTGCATCCGGGCCAGATAGCCGAATTTCGACCGCATCAGGCTGTTCAGGGTGCGATAGCCGTCCTTCAAAACAGGGTCGGCGCTGTTTTTGCCCTCGCTCAGGGTTTTCAGGATCGCGTCGATTTCCGTGCCGATAGCATCGGCCACGATCACAAAGCGACGGTCATAGTCCACATCGACCTGCAGGGACCGTCCCGACAGAACGCCCTCACGTTTCAGCTTCTCGTGGAATTCGCGCTCGAACACGGCCGAATCGACGGCATGTTCCGGCTTGGTCAGCTTGTGATACCGAATCCGGTAGCCGAAGTTCTGCACCATGAAGATGGTGCGGCCGTCCTGATTGCTGAGCCCCACCCTCCCGTCATCGGGATACTTGAACAGATAGCCCTCGGCATAGTCGATGCTCTTGTCGTAGGCAAAGGGAGTGGCAGACAGGAACAGCACCTTGCTGCGGGGCTTCTGCGCCCAAGCCTGAATTTCGCGGTCCTCGCGTTCCTTGAGGCGGCGATAGAAGGCGGTTTTCTGGTCGCCGTCCTTCATGCTCTCGTACTTCGCCCAATCCTCGCTGTGGATCATGCGAGACTTGCGCCAAAGATCCTCGGGGCGGTGGGTGATCGCGCGCAGGGTGTGCAGCGTCGAGGTGGGCTCGCCGTCCTTGTTCGAGGACAGCTTATGCGCTTCGTCCACCACGACCATATCCCACTCGCGGGACGCCAGCGCATTGTTTGCGCCCGCATTCTCGGGCGTCGTGTAAACCACCCCTTCGCCGGCGTCCGTGGTGTTGGCCAGCCTGGATGACGGCACACCCAAAGCGTCGAGGGTGCGCGCCCAACTGCCATGCGTGGCGTCAGGCGCGATGATCAGGATGTTCTTCTTGCCCTGCTGATAGAACCGCTTGATCAGACCGCCGCCGCTGTAGGTCTTCCCGGTGCCCGTGCCGTTGGTCAGCATGAAGCCGTGACCATCGGGCTTGGCGAACCGGGTTTCGATCTTGAACACATCGTCGCGCTGTTCCGGCAGGAGCTCAGGAACGGTCGCGTCGATGTTCGCCCGGTCGCCGGGAATGATGCGGGGCGCAGTCTTCGGCTTTGCCGGCGCCGCATGGTTTTCGATAAACCAGTCCACCGCCTGATCCACAGTGTCCAGGCCGTCAACAGATCGAGGCGAACCGTTCAGGATTACGAACCATTTCTTGCTGCGTATCGCTTGGTCGATGATGCCGCCTTTCGCCGGGTCGGGGTTGGTCAGCATCCCGTTCACGGCCGTCCAGCCGGGGACCAGAGCATTCAGCCGGTCTAGCGCGCTTTGCTCCGGTTCAAGCGTCGGGTTCATGTTGATCCGGCCCGCGCGCAGATCGGCGAGAAACGCGGTCAGATAAGGCGCCAGTTTCACCACCTCGGCCCGCGTCATGCCCGCGTCCCGCAGCGGCAGGATGATCGAGGCGAACAACTGGCGGTCGGTCGCCTGCTTGATGTTCACCCCATCAAGCGCGTCGATGAAGATGGATTGCAGCGCCTCGGCCTTGCGCGGGTCGATCGGGTTGTCCGCGTCCTGGCGCATGATGTAGGGGCTGCTGGCGTCCCAAGTTCCGCGGTTGAAATCGGAATCCGTGCGGCGCCGCTCCGGGCCTGCCACAAAGTCCAGCGTATCCTCTTTCAGGATGGCCCGGATCGCAGCGAGTTGCTGCGCTGGAGTCAGCTTGGCGGGGGCACCAGAAGCATTGCCCGCAGAGTCCGCACCTCGTCCGGTGTCAGCGGATGATCCCCGACCGCCACCGCCAGCGCGTCCTCCACGCTCTCCACGGGCGGAAGGCTGCCGATCGGCCCCGTCTTGTCCGTCAGCGCCCGGATTGCTTCCTGCTCCCACAGAAGCGGCATCGCCACCAGGTAGGCCGCCGCCAGCACCGGGCTGCCCGTCTCCTGCTTGACGCGCTCGATTTCCGCCGCGATTGCCGCGTCCAGTTCGTCCTGTGGCAGCGGGAACATCTGTTCCGCCCATGCGGTCCGAAGCAGCCCCGTCTCGGCTACCGCCTGCCAGATTGTTGCCGGCGCCTGATACATCGCTCTCACCCCCGAAAATGTCGTCCAGCGCGCCATCAAGCGCATCGTTGCCGGTCTTGGCCGGACCCTTCGCGGGCAGCGGCCCCTTCTGGATCAGGGCAGGGTCTTCACCTCGATGCCCCCGCTTTCCGTTGCCAATTCCAGCGCCCGCTCCATCTGCGCTAGTTCCGTTCTGACTGCCTGCGAATCCGGCATCTGCCGCAACTGCTTGATCCTGCTGATAAGCGCGTATCGCGGCGACATCGAGTCCAAGCCGTCCAAGCCGATCATCGGGAATGGCCCCGGCGACTTCTTGGATGATGCTCTCAAGGTCTGCTTCGCCATCGGTGCCCTCCAAGGCTTTGGCGCGGATGTCGCCGGATACCGAAAGGATACCCAGCCGATCATACACAAGGTTGATGATTGCGTCGAATGACCCGTTCAGACGGTCTCTTTTGGCTTCTTCGCGGGCAATACCCTCGGCGTCGTCGTAACGCACCGGGATCATGCGCGCTTGAAGAATACTCATCAGTTTGCGATTGGCGGCGTTATGCAGGCTGTCGAAGGCACTCGTGCCTGCGGGCGGGGCAGGCAGTACCAGATTGCCGGCCATCGGGCCGCGTTCGACCTCGTAACGCATGCCATTGTGCGCCATGACCGCGAACCCTTGCCACTTGAGGCGCAAGAAAGACCGAATGTCGGCATGCGAGGCGCCGCGGCTGCTCGGGTGATTGTGCGTCAGGTAATGGACTTCACCAGCGATGGACATGCGCCAGATATAACTGGGGAAGCTAACGGCGTCGCGCTTGCCGGATGCGATGGCCACAGGGCGGCCCTGATCGTCAAGAAGGACGACAAATTCGATCTTGGTCGCCTTGCCGCGCTCCAAAACCCAGGCATCGGCAATCGCTTTCCGGGGGCCAAGGCCATCGGCGGCGGCCAGTTGGTCGGCCAATGCGCGCCCCTCGGGCGAACGCGACAGGTCAACGAACCCTTTGATTTCTACCGGGTCGGTGCCTCTGTACTTTTCGCGCAAGGTGTTGATGCGGTCGAGAAAGTCAGCGCCGGTTTCGCGCGGGGGCTTTGCGGGCTCGGGGGCGTTTGCCGCCTCCCCCTTCGGCGGTGCAAACAACTCCTGCTGCGAGTCGAACAATGGTCCTGCATCCCCGGTGTTCCCGCCCGGCTTGCGGATCTTCGACTGCTTGGCGCGCACTTCTGCCTCAGCCTCGGCGCGCACCCGATCAGGGCTCTTGCCGGTCTGCGGCACGTCGAACGGGTCGGCGGGAGGCGGCGCAGTCTGCCCGGTCATTGCCGCCAGAATGTCGGCTTGCGGATCGCGCGGGGGCGAGGACGGGGCGCCGAAGAGATCGCCGTCTGCGGCGTCCTCGTTGCGGCCGGAGCCTACGGCTTTCGGTTCAGGTTCCGGCTGACGTTGCGGCTGAGACGAATGCCCTCCTCGATCGCCGCTCGGGCGTTCGCTGCCGCGCGCTCCCAGTTCACGTTCGACGGCATCGCGGAACTGCTGGGTTGCGCTGACGAGCGTTGCGCCGCCTTTGAGGGCGCGGGCTGCTGCTGTGAGGGCTTCACTGATCGCTCCCTTGGTATTGGCTTCGCGTTGCAGATAGTCGGCGATCATGGAGGCCTTGTCCACGAAGGCGCGATTGCGTTCGCCATCGAGCCGGTTCCCGGCCGCTTCCAGCCGCTTGGCATTGACCAGCACGTTTTTGAAAGCGTTCTTTTCCTCGCGCGCCATCTTTATGGCGGCCTCGATGATCCTGGCTCGTTCCAGATAGAGGTTCTGGGTGTCGGCCTCGGGGCCGAAAAGACTGTCCTGTGTGTTGGTGACGGTATCCGCCGCTGCCTGCCTGGCCACCTGTTCCGCCTGGAAAGCCGTGATCGGGCGGTCCTTCTGCAGCCGGCTCAGAAGCGCGAGAATGTTGGCCTGTGCCGCCTTGTCCGTTACGACACGTCCCACGATCCCGCCGTCGCGTTCGCTGGCCACACCGTTGACGACCATGCCGAACGCCTGATCGGACAGGTTCTTCATGCCTGCAGCATCGCGCACAATGGAAGAATTCGGCGGCAGGTCCAGTTGCGCCGGGGTCTTGTCTGTGCTGCGCAGCACCTTTGCCGCATCCAGCGCGGTGCCCGATCCTTCGGCGATGTTCTTGAGCGCGGCGGTCACGCGCGCTTCCTCGGGCGTCACACCGTCCACCTGCCGCAGGATCATGGCAAGCATCTGGATCGGCTTGCCCTCACGCGCCAGCCGCTTGGCCAGAGCCAGGCGCTGGTGCCCGTCAGCGATGACGCGGCGGCCATCGGCGTATTCATAGACGATCACCGTACCTGCGCGCTCGGGCCGCCACTCGGTCACGCCGCGCAGCCGGTCGGTAACGCCCTCGGCATCCCCGCCCGCCTTGTATTGCATCACGCTCGGTTCGGTCTGGATGCGCTGCACGCCTGCAGCATCGATGAACTCGAAGTTGCTGGGCTGGTTCGGCACCGTGGCGGGCGGCACTCTGCCGCTTTGGGCCTCGACCGCATCGGCCTGCGGCGCCCGGCCTGCCGTCAGTGCCGCGTCCGTGTCGGCGGCGCTTCCTGCATAAGCATCAGCTTGAGCACTGCCGGCAACAGGGCGGAATCCTTGTCCACCGTCCCGCCCTTCCAGAGGAGGTTGCGCAGTTCCATCGCCGCCTGCGGCGTCACCTCCCCTGATCGTTCCAGCATTTGCAGCGCCAATCGCGCCGGAAGTCTGCGAGGGTTGCGCATCGGTCGCCTCCCGATCGGGGGCCAGCGGGAAAACCTGGCCTGTGGTCTTGTCCAGCACCACCTGACCGCCCGTCGCCCGCCAGTCGCGGCCCTGACCTTCGGACTCGTCAAGCACCTCGAAGCGATCAGGATCGGCGTCCACCTCAGCGCGGGTCATCGGACGGCCCGCTTGGAACCGCGCGGGTTGTGCCGGCGGCTGCGTTGCGGGAGCGGGCTGGCCCGACATGGCCGCCCTGATCTGCGCCAGAGTGTCGGCGGGCTGCGGCGGCGCCGGAAGCGGAGCGGGCTGGCCAATAGGGCTGGATGGCGCGGCCTGCACGCGGGGTGCCGCAAGCACAGCGGGGTCTGGGGCAGGCGGCCGCATCGAAGCGGCGATCTGGTCGATCACGGGCGGCGGTGGCGCGGCGGGGGGTAGTGTTCCTGCACCCGCATAGGGCGCCGCATTGGGGTCTGCTGGTGTTCCGCGCCTGGCCCTGCGGTCGGCGACGGTTTGAGCCGCCCTGTCTGCAACAGTGGCAGTGCCGCCCATCAGCGCACCCATGACACCGCCGGCCGCAGCAGATTTCTGCATCTCCGCGACCGCTTCACCCCAAGTCATGTCCTCTTTGAGGTAGCCAAGATCGACCAACTGCTGCAAAGCAGAGGTAAGGGCTTCGGACGCTGCTTCGGTTGCGGCGCCGCCGGCGATCTTCGCCACCGCTCCGGTGCCGCGCTTCAGGATCACGGCCAGCGGAACGTACTGGGGAATGGCTTCCGCCAGCGCGTAAAGGTTTGCGGCAGTGACAGCTTTTTCGCTGTCGTATCCTTCGGCGCGTTTGTCCGCATAGGTCGAACCGCGTGAATACGCCCCGAGATAGGCCATCATCGGGATCGGGTTGCGCCTCACAATGAACGCTGCAAGGCCGGGCGCCATGTCGCCGAAAGACGCGATGCCGGACACGAGCGCTTCGGGCAGACCCGGCGCGGGTTTCACGGGCGTCATGGATGCGTCGAGTTGGTCGATGCGATCTTGTGTTGCGCGAGCGATACGCCGCGCCGCCATGATCGCCGCCTGCTCTCGTTCGATCGCCTCCGCCTGCACATCAGGATCGACGCTGGCCAGCGCCGTTTCGGCCCTCCGCACAATGTCGGTATCGAAGGTGCCAGGCCAAAGACCGCGATTTGCACGCTGCTGGGCTATAGCGTCCTGCGGGTTCTTGAGCTCGCCGATCCGCTGCAGGCTGCGCACGATGTCCCGCTCGGCATCGGCAAGGCGATTCCCGAGAAAGCCACGCTCAACACGCTTGGGGGTGTCTGCCAGAGACGAAAGGATCGCCTCCATCGTGGGCGTGTAATCGGGGCCAGGCGCGAGCCGGGGCGGCGGCGCTTGCATGTTGCGCACGACATCGCCGTAAGGCATGTCGCCGTAAGGCATATCGGGCGGGGCCTCGGGCGTGACTTCGGGCGCGCGCCGGGGCAATATCCTTTGCGCGTTCTGCACGACATCGCCATAAGGCATGTCAGCCTGCGGCACGGCAGGGAAAGAGCCCGGCCGAGGGAATTCTTGGGGCGCGATCAAGGGCCGCATGCCCTGTGGCGCACCCATCAGGGAAGCGATGAACGGCAAGAACCCGCCCTGGGCCGCATTGTCCAGCGGCACCCGGGGCGTTGGCGGATCGACGGGAGCCGCCAACCCACGCGACATGGCGGCATCTCGCTTCGACCTTGCCTCACGAGCCTGACTGGCCAGTAATACCGCCGCAGCCGTGTCGCCCCTTTGGTGGGCCGCACGGAGCGCAGCCATCAGTTCTTCATAGGATGCCATTGAGCCCCTCAGTAACGGCGCAGAAGTTCGTCATCGGTCGGAAAGTCGCGCGGCAAGACCGGATCAGGCGGAAGCGGGATCGGAGCCGTGCGCGCAGCCGGGGGCGCAGGCGCAGCCGGGGGCGCAGGCGCAGCCGGGGGCGCAGGCGCGGCAGGGGGCGCGATGGAGGTAGACCTAGGCGGCTTGGTTCGCCGGGGATCCTCGCCGCCCGAGCGCCTGGGCCGCGCACCTCCACCCACGGGAACGTCGCCCCTCAGCATCGTCGCGGCGATCTGCTTGAGGTAATCGGGAGCGTCAGGGTTGTTCAGGACATCCATGGCCTGCCGCATCCGCGGCGTGATGTTCCCACCCAGAAGCCCTTCGACCATGGCGTTCCGTTGCGCGGTTACTGCCGCATCGCGCTTGTCTGCCAGCCTTGAGCCGGTCATTGCCCCGATGATGGGCGCGAGGAATGCCAGCGCCGGGCTGCCCGATCCGGCTGCGCTCGACATGGCGCTCTCAAGCATCCGCATCGCCATCTCGTAGCGTTCGGGCGTCATGTTTCCGCCGCCGATGCGCGGCAGGAACTCCTGGCGCGGCGCCTGTTCAGCCTGGATGCCACCCAAGCCCACGGGGCGCGGCATCGGGCGCGGAGCGGGACCCGTCGCGCCGCCACCACCCATGCCGCCGAATAACTTGGCCATCAGTCCACCTGCGGAAGTTGCGAGTAATCAAGGAAAAACCAGCGCCCGATGCGCTGCACGGCGGCGGGCATGGCGCGCCTGACATCCTGCACCATGTACCCGCGGCGAACCGTTCCGGGGCGATCCCAGATGTAGCGCCATGCGTAGAGCGGGAACCCGTTGCGATACCCGATCAACCGGACATCACGCTTGAACACCCGGTCGGACTTCATCAGCATGGCTGCGCCAAGGCCGCCCAGCGTGCTGGCCATAGACGCGCGGTTGGCTTGGTTCTGGTTATGCTGGGCCATCTGCTGCTGATACTGCTGCCCGACGAGCCCGGAGTAATTGACGCCGGGCGCGCTGCCCGAGGGGACCGCGCTGGGCGGGTTGTAGCTGCCCCCCATGGCCGCGACAAGTTCTGCGATGGCCCCCTGCCGGGCGGCCGCATCCAGCGAAAACAGACGCGATTGCTCCTGTCCTGCCGCAATGTCGGCATCCATTGCCAGCCGGGCCAGCGTGTCCTGGGTGTTGCGCTGCTGCTCTGCCATGGCTTCCTTGAACGCATCCGAGCCGACAGGCAGGCCGCGGGCCTGCAGGTTGGTGAGAAGCCGCGAATTCGACCTGTCGATGCTGGGCTGCATCATTGACAGCGTGCGATCATAGATCGACTGCGCCACCGTGCTCCGATCCTGCGCGCGGGGTGCATTGGGCATGTTGGAAATGTTGTCCGAAATGATCCGGTTCGTCAGATCGACAGAGGCGGGTTCAAGCGCGGTCCTGATCTGCCGTTCCCACGGGCTTTCGACCCTGCTGACTGCCGATTGCGAGCCTTGCGGCGCCACACCTTGCTTGAATTGGCCCGTGGCCGGGTCGGTGTAGCCATAGCGAATGCCGGCCCCCGAGGGCGAATAGGTGTCCAGCCGGTTGAACTGGGCCTCTGCGCTAGCGGTCTTGTATGGATCAGGCGGTGCCGGTGCCGTGCTGCCCTTGCCCATGTCGAAGCCACCTGCATTGTTCGCGATACATCTGCAAAACTACCAGCGGGCCGCCGCCATGTGCGGCAAACGGGATCAGCGCGACGTGGTTGAACCCCAGCTTGGTGGCAAGGTTCAGGCTGGACAGGTTGTCCATCGGCACCAGCACCGTAACCGCCTCCACGCCAAGCTGCAGAAAGGGGTATGCGAAGATGTGGAACAAGGTGTGTCGGTCGGCCCATCCGCTGCCCGGCTCGGCCGCAATGGATGCCTCGATGTTGACCCCGTTGCAGCGTTCATAGGTGACGCCAGCCACCACCTTGTTGCCCTTGATCACGCCCAGCGCCGCCACGCCGGGGGTTTGAACATAGCCCGGTATGCGCTGGCCGACCCATTCGGCGATCAGCCTGTCAGCGCCATAGACAACATTGCCTATTCTCACAATCCGAGGGCGGCCGTCAGTCCCGTGATTTCCGCCCATCGCGCTGTAACCTCCAACGTGATCTGGAACCGCTTGCCCGAGGCATCCGTGGGGATCTTGTCGGACAGCGAAAGTCGTGTGCCGCTCCCTTCTTCGGGCGTCAGACGAATGATCTGCTGCGCCTCCGCGATGTCGGCGTCGGTGTCGTTGTTGTCCGACAAGACCACTACCCTGACACGAAGGGGGCCTTCCGAAATGATGACAGGCTCAATGTAGTCAACAGAAACATTCCTGCCGACCTCAAACCAGGACGACACCCAGCGAGCGGTGATCAATTCATCGGTGCCGGTGTGCCGGAGCTTTCCGAGGCGGCCGTCTGTTGCCGTGATCTGGGGTGTGCCTGCCAGATTGTGCCAGTCCAGCGCGGGCAAATCCATGGTCGCCCATGAGCGGCCCTCCATGTAATAGACGAACTGGCGGGCCGTGCCATTTGCGACACGGTTGATGACCACCATGGACCCGTCGCGCGCCGTGAACATCTGCCAGTCGGCAGGGCCCGCCTCGACGAGCGCGGCAATTTCGTCGGCGATCGGCTGCGAGATGTCGGAGACCAGCGCCAGCACTGACTCCCGAATCGCCTGACTTACGCTGATCGGGCCTTGTGCGGTCAGCATCCACGCATCGGACCCGACTTGCGTGAATGCCCTGCGCCCAATGATGATGGCGCCATCGACACGCCCGACCAGACGCCAGTCATTCGGGTCGGTCGGATCGAACCCCTCGTAGAGGATCATCTGGCCAGTGGTCGTGACGATGCACAAGACATCGTTCATGCCGTGTCCGGCGTCGATCGTAAGCGATGTCATCGCCTGGATCGATCCGGTGATGTTGCCCAGCCTGCCCAGAGGGAAGCGCGACATCGGGCCGGTGACGGCGCCGACATCGCCGACGAGAAATTCCAGCGGTCCCCCGGTTTTCCAGAGGTATATCCTGTCGTGGTGGCTGATGATGCCGTCACACTCCGCAGGGTCGGGACCTGCGGCGGCGGTAAAGCCAGCCGAGGTGAACGCGGTTCCGTCAAATCGCACGGGCAGACCAAGGCCGTCCGCAATCAGGATGTTGCCGGAGATTGCGGCCCATGATGCTTGCCCTCCGAATGGCCTGGTGATGCTGAGCGCGCCTGCGGTCGCCCCGGTGGGGGTGACAGTGATGTAGAGGCTGGCCCCGCCGAACTCGAACGGGATGCGCTGGATCACGGCAGAGGGCGCAGATACCCATTCGACTCCCGGCCGGGTCACCATGGAGACGCCATTGGACCGCAGGTTCAGCAATTCGGAGGCAAAGAGGTTGCTGACACGCGCACTGCGCGCCTTGGCATAGATGCCGCGAAGCGGAAGGGGAATCGGAACCTCTCGCGAGGATGACTGCCCGGCCCGCTTCCTGCGCTGCGCTCGCACTGCCAGCCTGTGACGCATCATGTCCGCACCATCCAGTTGACTGCGAAATAGGGGGGCAGGACGGAGAACGGGTGGCCGTCACCCGTGCTACCCGCGACGATCCCTGTCGTGGCCGTGCCGATCGAGCCGGTGACCGTGGTAGACCCTATCGTGATTCCGGTTGTCGCCGTGCCGGTGCTTCCTGCCGCAGCCGATGCCACGTCTGCGCCTATAACGGCCCCTGTCGGGTCTGCAACGACGGCGCTGTGGCTGTGGCCGGGGTCGATGACGGTGTGGCCGTGCGCGTCGGCCGTGAAACTGTGGGCATGGCCCGGGTCAGTCAGGACATGAGTGTGTGCAGGCAGGTTGCCGGTATCCAGCGTGACCTCTGCGACGCCGCCAAGCGACATCAGCGCGCCGATGCTCGCCGATGCGCCAAAGAGCGTGCGCCCGCGCAGATCGGGCAGGTTGAAAGTGTCCGCATCGGCCCCAAAGGTCTCGCCCAGAATTCCGAACAGGCGGGGATAAGCGATCTTCGAGAGGGCCTGGCCGTTGCAAATCTTCCAGCCGTTGCCGGGCTCGTCCTGCAGAAGCGTGGGAACGATGGTCCCTGCCGGGCAGATGATTTCCAGAAGGGCGGTCAGGACGGCATTCGGATCGTTCTGCGCGTCATAGATGCGGGTGCGCCTGCGGCTGAACGAATATTGCTCAATGGACGGCTCGGCCATTCAGGTCACCAGCCATTTCCCGCCGCCGACAGGGTAGGTGTCGTAGGCTGGCCGATCCATGCCCAAGCGGATTGCGCGTGCGCCGCCTGCATCATGGTCAAGCCGCTGGCTCATCTCGACCTCATATTCTGCGGCGGCCTCGGCATAGTCCAGACCCAGCCCGCGGCGCAGCCGATATGTCATGCCTAGCGACAAGACGTGATCGTCGTCGAACACCGGGCGATCCTCGTCATGCTCGAATTCGGGCCGACGCACCTCGGGATAGGGCGCGCGGATGGATGACGGGCTGATCTGGCGCAGAATCTCGAACACTTCGTCTCCCCAGACCCCGGCATCCCACCCAGGCCCTGCCTCATAGGCGAAGGTGCCACCAGTCGTGATGTTCAGGCCTTCCAGCGCCATTTGGCCATCGCGCGGCACCCACGGCGCGATGATCTGCGGCGGCGTCACGCTGAAATCGAAGTCGCCTTCGCGGATTCGCGACACAACCGGAAACCGGCTGACGTATTCGATGGCCACCATCTCGGCGGCCGAAGGGGTAGGCTCGAAGAAGATGGCATTGTTCCTGATGCGCCAGCCCATCTCGACGGCGGTAACGGCGCCGCCGAAAATCCACGAAGCCCAGCTCTGCGGCGATGCCGGGCCAATAAGCCCCAGCGGCCAGCCGCCGCGATGTTCCGTGTTCGGGATCATGCGCAGGAAGTCCGGGGGCAAAGGGTAGGCAAACCGTCCGGGCTGTAGCGAGAACACCCATGTCGAATGAAATTCGGACAGGCCGTTGTGACCTGACCGGGTGAGATAGTCGCGGATGGTGTCCTTCGCCGCCACCCGCAGAAGTTTCGCGACCTTTGTGCTGGACGCGAAAAGCGAGGTGGGCGCTGGCGCGGTGTTGTCGCGCTCCGCAGCCTCTTGGGCGATGGCGAGGATCGTGCGCCCCATGTCAGCCGCGCCTGCGGCCAAGGCCTGGGAGAGCGGCAGGCGGGGGCGGATCGTCGCCCATCAGGTCATCGTTCCCGCTGACCATCTGCACGCCCTGGAAAAGGCCGGTATCCGGCGCCTCGACCACACCGTCATCGTTGTCGATCGCAACGGCGGTCTGGCCGATCGGCACGTTATGCGCCGCCATTCCGGTTGCGCCTTGGCGCATCAGAAGCTCCACCTGCGCAGTTAGGCGCGCGATGGTTTCGATGTGCTGCGCCTCGGCCTTGCGCATCCGCTCGATCTCGGCGTTTGCCGCCGCCTCCTTCTGGGCGTTGGCGATCAGGTCGGTATTGGACTTGCGGGCTTCGTCCCACTTCCGGGCCAGCGTGAACGCCTTGCGGGCATCCATGCCGATCTGCGCGATCCGATCCTCCTCCAAGTTCACCAGATCCTCGACCGAGCGGATGTTGTGAATCACGAGGATGGCGATCTGCGACTGCGTGATGCCCGGCAGTTCATGCAGCGGCGTGCCATCGGTGGGCACGTCGTGGTGCTGCTTGAAGTAGGCGAATTCCCGAGGATAGAGGGCCTGCGCCGTGCGCTCGGAAATCATCTTCACCTGTTCGGTGTGACGGTCGCCGTGGGGGCGCTTGCGGACGCACAGGACGGTCTTGTGCTCGCCGTGCACAGACGGGTTGGACGGGTCCGTCAAGCGGATCATCCGGTAGAAGAATTCGATGGAAATCTGACCGTTCGAGGCGACAAGGCCGAGGTCGGCCGACAGGTCGGCATCGCTCATGTCGAAGGCCTGGCCGGCGCGCAATCTGGTCGGCATCTGGGCGAAGGGTTGCATCCCTGGCATCTCCTGCTGTGTGTGGGGAGGACGGGGGCACGAAGGCCCCCGCCTGTCTTGTCTGGCCTTACGGGATGTGCGTCAGCACGCCGTTCAGCGCCCGGTTGTCGATGGTCCAGTTGCCCATGCCGGCGATGATGACCGTATCGCTGTCCTCAGTCAGCGGGCGGCGAGGCCCGCCAAGAACGACGTTGTTCCGTTTCCGGTGCATAATCATCTCCAGCGTCTCCATGTTCAGGAAGAACATGCCGAGCGGCGCGAACCCGCCTTGGCCGCCGTCGAACACAACGGGCGTGGTCTGGAACATGATGTTCTCGAACCCGGCGCTTGCCAAGCGTCGGTCCATGAAACGCTGCTGCGCCTGCAGGGACGACGAGTAGGTCGCGTAGTAGGTGTTGTCGGCGATGATCAGGTTCGGCTTGTCACCGTCGCGGCACAGCGCCAACTGCATGTTGAGCATGGCCGCGTAGATCGTGTTGGCGTTGGGCGCCGAAGGCAGAACGCTGCGCTTGTTGTCCCACCAGCCGTAGGTGGCCGAGTTGATGCCGCCCACTGTGGCCCCGGCAACATCGTTGACGAGAAGCTGCAGGCCGCCGAACACCTTGCCGCCCGCCGCAGTGCCGTCGCCGTAGGATGCGGCGTGCATCTGGTTGGCGATGGTCTTTTCGGCGTGCATGATGCGAGTGCGCATCATGTTGATGACCTGTTCGGGGCCATCGTTCTGCAGCATTTCCAGCCCCGACATCGAGACCCCGCAGGCGTATTGCTTCCACGGGAATTCGGCCGAGGTCAGCACCTCCATGCCAGAGACGTTGAGGGCTTCGCGGCCCACATACCACTGGAAGTTTACGTTTTCCTCGCCGATCATGATCGGCTGGGTGATCGTGCGGCCGCCGCCAATGGTCTTGGCACGGCCGCGCCGTTTGGTTTCGGAAAGCAGAGCGTTGTTCTTGGACAGGGCGTCGGCGATTTTCTTCCGGCGATGCTCAAGGGTCGCCGTCACCATTTCGCCCCAATTCGGGTTTCCCATGGGTTTGCCTCATCTGGCAGGCCCGCACCGACTTCCGATCAGCCCCCTACTGCTTGGAGAGGAAGTACCTGAGCACGTCCTCAAGGGGCGTTTCATCCGTCAGTTCGGGGCGACGACCGGCGCCTTGGCCTGAACCGTCAAGTGATTTGCTGGCCGCCTTGGCGCGCTGCACGCTGTCCGAGGGTTTGGCCGCTGTCTTGTTCTGCGCCTGTTGTGACACAGGCTGTGGCACCTGTGCGGCGGATGTGCTTTCCGGCCGGCCGGTCTGTTCCAGGCCGTTCGCCATGACCGCAGCGGAATAGAAGCGCCGGATGTCGTCCATCGTCGCGGGCTTACCGGTGATCTGGACATGCGTGCTGGCCAGCGCCGCGATCTGCGGGCTCACGGCCTGCCAGTGCGGGCTGGTGGCGGCGAATTGTTCGAGCTCCTTCTGCGCCTTGAATTGCGGCGAATCCGGCCCCAACTGCGGCCCTCTTTCCTGCTCCTCGTAACGCGCCAGTTTAGCCTTGAGGTTCTTGACTTCGGGGTCCTCGAACGGATCGTCGTCCTGCGAGGCGCTAGCCACCATTTTCAGGCCCAGCTTCTCGGCGGCGCTGGTCAGGATTTCCTTCGGATCGCCCAATTGCAATGCGGCCCAGGCCAGATAGGCATCGGGTTCACGGCTGGCGTAGGCGTTGATGTCGATCAGCCTCTTCATGGCATCGGCCGGCTTGACGCCGTGCCGCTGCAACTCGGCCTCGTGCTCCTTGAACACCTCAAGCACCTCGTCGGCGGCCATCAGGCGCTCACGCAGCGCAGCCTTGCGCGCATCAGGGACGCCATCGAGCAGCGCGTCAACGCTGTCGGGCGACAGTGCCGTCTCGGGCGCAGCATCCTTTTCGGCATCCTCGGCAGGCGCTTCATCCGGCTCCACCTTCACTTCGACCGCCGCCCGCTTGCCGGCGTGCGCCTTGTCGATCAGGTCAATCCCGTCATCGACCGACACCACGTCGATTGCGGAAGCGTCGGGCTTGTCCGAGCCAACGCCGAAGGCCACGTCTTCGCCCGCATCGTCGTCGCGCTTGAGCATCTGCATCAAGAGCTCCACGGGCATTTCATCGTCGGCTGCGGCGCTGTCGTCGCGCTCGATCTGATCGTTGTCCTTGTCGGTCATCGACTTGCTCCTCGGCTTGTCTTGTGTTCAGCCGGGCCCTGCGCCCGGTGCATCCAGTAGGTATTGAGCATGCGCAGCATGGCGTCCTGCAAGGCGCTGCGTGAAAGGTGCCGCGCGCGCTGGGTCGCTGGATGCGCCTGACGAAGGGCTACGGCCGCGTCAAGGGTCTGCATCATACTGTCCCCGTGGCGTTCGAGCGCCTCCCGAAACCTGCGCTCTCCGTCATCCTCGTTTGATCGCGGCGCGATCAGGGGCGTGGGCTTCTCGGTCATTTCGCAATCTCAATGCTCGTCACGTCGATTTCCGGCGCGCCATCAAGATCGGCACGGCCGATCACCTCCGTTGGCGGCCGGTTGAGCGGGTCGGTTTCCATGACACGCTTGAAGTCCGCGACAAATTCCTCGGTCCATGACCGTTCAGACGGCTCCGGCTCCCGCCTGACCCCAGAGTCGTATTCGACCAGATCGTACGCATCCATATAAGCGCGCTTGTCACGGCGATCGTTGATCACCACAGGGTTATCGTGATCCCCGGCCACAAACGGCTCGAATTTCGGCGCCAGCATCGGGGCGGCAAGAGGGGCACGGGGAGGACGTTCGGGGAGGCAGTTGTGGGGCCATGCGCTCGGGTCGTGCCAGCCGCCGCAAACCTTGCACAGCCGCAACCGTGAGCTCCGAGCGGCCTCGGGGTCGCCTCCGAAGATACGGGCATATTCGCCCCCAAGTTCCGACATGGCAAAGTGGGTCATGGCACCATTCCCGCGCTGTTGCCGAAGTCTCCGATCTGTACCATCCAAAGTCCTCCTTGGGCTTGGCTCGCATCACGCTACAGGCGGCGCGGGCAGCGGGTCTGCTGGTTGACCGGCGGTGCGCGCCGCATCCGCAATCATGTCCACACCCTTCATGCGCATGTCGTGCGCACGGGCAGCTTCCTCTTGCGCGTTTTTCATCCGCTGAATTTCCAGGTCCACCTCGGCCCTGATCTGGGCCACCTGAACGGCCACATCGGGCTTGTCCTGGCCCTGCGGCATCTCGTCGGGCAGGTCGCTGATCATGCTTTCCAGCGTTCGCGACTTCGGGAACGCGCGAACCCCGAACAGCAACAGTTCCTTGGCGGTCTTCATGTCGAATTGACCTGACCCGACCAGCGGCATGATCTGCTGGACGAAGGTGCTGAACGCAGCCAAGAATTCGATGCGCGCCTGCTTGTCGTCGGCCTCGTCGGCGAGGATGGTCGATTGCGTTTCGATCGTGATGGTAATCTTGCGGGACAAGTCATCGCGCAGACGAGCGTGCACAAGCTCCCATGAAGTCTGCGGAATCCGGTCGGCAGGCACGGGCGGCGGCGGTGGCGGCGGGGGCGGAAGCGTGACGCTGCCGCCCTGCGACTGCGCGGCCTGTTCCAGCATCTGCCGCTCTTGCATCATTCGGCCATAGGCGGCATGCGCCTGTTCAAGCATCTGCCGCTCTTGGATCATTTGCGCGCGCTCGGCTTCGGTGAGCGGAATGTCGATTCCGCAGATGTCGGCCAATCGCTTGGTGTCGAACATCTCGACCGCGATTTCGACCAGGATGCGCAGCATGTCGCGGGCATAGATTGCCATGCGCCGCTGTCGGCTCGCCAAGCGCATGCCGGCATACTTGCCCTTGATCTGCTGGGCGGTCGCGGTCTCCCTGGGGTCGCCCTGCGCCCGCATGATGTCCGACACCCCGGACGCCTCGAACATGCGCTGCTTGGCTTGCTCACGCATCATGTTCAGCGCACTCAAAGCGGCGACCATGGCGTCCAGCGGCAACCACTGGATCAACTCGCGTGTGCCGCCCTTGTCCATCAGTGCAGCCCAAGCCTGAGCCGGGTAGACCGCGTTGCGGCCAGACAGAAGTTTCGTCACCTCCTGCTCGGCATTGCCTGGATAGACCCCGGCCACGGCCAATATCCTGAGTATCTCGCGCATCTTTCGGGTTGCGGACTCAATCTCGTCGGCGGCGGCCTCGTAATAGCGGATGTCGGGCCTGGGGTTCATGGACTGGCCCTTGGTGGTGGCCAGCAAAGGCTTGGGCATCGGCCAGAAACCCTCAAGGTTGAGGGCGTCGGGTTGCTCGTCCAGAATGTGCTGGCGGCAATCGGGGCTCCACCAGATCACGCGGCGACCGTCCTTGACCCAGATTTCCCAGACCGTTGCGGTGTCGAACGGGCTGGACGGCGCGTCGCCCGAGGATGTCAGGTCAGAGGTGTTGATGCCTTGGTGCCGGTCGCTGTCGCTGAAAGCGCGGCTGCGGTCGATCAGCCCCTTCTGGTTGTAGCTGACCATGTGGGCGTAATCAGGAAACGCCGCCTCGATCTGGCTGCGCGTCATCGGCACCTCGAACGCGATCCACGGCATGCGCTCCCAGGAATGCCCGGGCGCCATGACGAGGCGGCGCCACTCCCAATGACTACAGTATACCACCTCATCGACCTTGGCCTCGCCCGCCGCGCCGGTCGCGGGGTCAATCGCGGGCTCAAAGCGCGCCTTGTAGAAGGCGCGTGCCGCACCACGGCCTGCAATCAGCCAGTCGTCACGGACGGCCTCGATCGCTTCATTGAACGCGGTGGTGGACAGCACCCATTGCGCGATCCTCTGGCCCGCTTCTGTCGCCATCAGGTCGGTTTCGTCGGTTCGCTTGCCGTCGCCGCGGAATCGCCGCTGAACGACGGGCACGGGCGTCTCCGAGAACAGGAGCGGCTTCAAAACGTCGATGTTCGCGTGGATGGTCGAGGTCATCTCGCTGATGCGGTTGGCGTCCTTTGCGGCGTCACCATCGCGGACCATCGGATCTTCATCCGGCCCGAAATAGGCGGATTCCGCGCTTTCTGCCTCGCTGCGCCACCTGCGTTCCGCCAGCAGCGCGGCGGTGATCTGCTTTTCCCAGAAGATCGCCACCTCGGACGGCCCGCCCTGTGCGGCCTCGTCGGTGGTTTCGGGCACGTCAGGCCCACCCGTCTGCGGGGCGTATTCTACCGCGTCGATGCCATCTGCGCCCATTGCGCCAACAGGAACGATTCCAAGTCGTGACATGCCCGATCCCAGCGGTCCCTATCGCCCCGCCTTTTCCCATAGGTCATCGAGGGTATCCCCGTGCGGCGAACGTGCCTTTTGGGGCTTCTGGCCCAGCAACACCTTGTCGATGCCGCGGGCAAAGAGGGTGGCGGCGTCTACGGTGTCGTCCTTGGTCCCGCGCGGGAATGTCAACAGTTCCTTCTCGAATGCATCCAGATGCACAAGCTGCGCCTTGCTGACTTGGTGGCGGTGCGGCAGATACATCTTCCCCATGGATGCGAGCCCCAGCAGGGCTTGGGCGCGCGACGGCTTGTCGGTGATGCTGGCGATTTGCATGCGCGACACGAACACCCGGTTGTCTTGCATCATGGCGCTGATGATCGGCCCCACGGCGCGCAGGATCACGCCGCCTTCCTCAAACGCGCGCAGGGGCTTCCACTTCTGGACCAGACGTATCCACTCGCGGACCCAGGTGTCGGATTGGGTGCGGCCGCGCCACATATCCAGCAGGTAGATGTTGCGTTCGTCATCCACCGCCCAGACCTGGTGCACCGTCCAGTCGGGGTTGTCTCCTTGGCCGTCCTCGGTGACGGCATAGTCGGACGCGATGTAGACCTGCATGCGCGTCAGGTCGATCGCGGCCCGGTCATATCTCCGAATATGCTCTGCCGTGAACATGACGCCCTCTGCGGGGCTGGGGCGTTGCTGATAAAGGGCCGACCAGACCCAGCCACCCCGCTTGCGCACCCCGCCCAGCGCCGCATCGCCAAATTGCTCCGGCCATAGCCATTCGCCCGGCTTGCGACCAAGCGGGTCATCCTCGTGCTCGGCCACGGCCTGCAGGCTCAGAACATACCAGTCCTCGCCGGTTTCACGGTCCTGAAACCACCCGCTGCGCCCGTCATAATCCTCGGGCAGAATGCGGCCTGGAGGATCATCCTGGTGCCAGCGCGTGATGGCAATCACCTGTTTGCGGCGCCCTTGCAGACGCGACAGGAGGTCGGTCTTGTATGTCTCCCATGCCTCGTCCCGCATGTGCGCCGACATCGCCACCTTGCGCCCCTTGATCACGTCATCCATGAACAGCCATTCGGCGGGGTTGCCATGCTGATTGCCACCGAACATCCCAAATCCGTTGTATTCCCCGCCCTGCGGTGTGGCCCACTGTTCCTTGGCCTGGCTGTCGTCGGCCAGATCAACATCCTCGAAAGGCGCCTGGCATTCATCGAAAGGCCAGAGCGGGCTGCGCAACAGGTTGCGGACGTTCTTGCCCACCTTCTTTGCGTATCGGTCTGTGTGAACCACCGACATGATCTTGCTCGTCGGGTGGCGGCCCATGATCCACGCGGGCAGAAGGATGGAGATCCCCAAGGTCTTGATGTGCCGCGGAGGCGCGAACAGCATGGCCCTGTCGATCTGGTCGTGCTCTAGCGCCTCGGCTAGCGCAGCGATCAACCTGAAATGCCGCGGCGGGAACATGCCGGTCATACGCATGTAGAAGGCCAGGAATGACTTCCGTGCGGCGCGCTTGTCCAGCGCCTCCTGTATCCTGAATTCCTCCATTTCATCGGGGGTCAGACGCATGCAGCCTCAATCCGGCGCCATGATCAGGAACGCCTGAAAGCGGATCGCCCCACCTTGCGCGAGGCGTCACCCTCACGCTGGCACATCATCCGCGCTCCTCCTGCCTGCGCCGACGCAGCACTTCAAGCCGGGCGCGCAGATCCTCATCCGTGGCTTTGCTGATCGCCTCTGCAGACATCCCATGACCGCCCACCTCGTCGCCCGGATCGTCAGGGCGCAGGACGTAATCCGTCAGGTCCACGGGCTCGCGGCCGAAGAGCGCAGGGAGGCGGCGCAGTATCAGCGCATACATGGCGCTGTTGGCTCTCGGATCCTTGATGCCGCTGGCGACTTGCTCGGTCCAGTAATGCCCCAGCAGATGCTTTGCGATGATCAGCGCATCTTTGAATTCCGGGTACGTGTGCCCCCATCGCCGCAGGGTTTCGACCGACACGCCGATCTTGCAGGCCCAAGTCTCTGGAAACTTGCCGGCCTGGGCGAGCAGCTTGATCGTGTGACAATGAGCCGGGTCATACTTGTTGTTGCGGCTCCGCTCCCCCGCAGGCTGTCCAATCATCGCCATGAAGGCCGATTTCGGTTCTGGCATCTGGCTCCCCATAGTCACGCGAGCACTTGTTGCCCGCTGGGGGTCATTCGCCACCCGCGGGGCTTGGCGGGCTCAACCCACCCCCTCGCGCAAAGTCGGGACAAAAGATCGATGGCGAGGCTTTCGGGGCATCCAAGGTGGTCGCGGATCGCTCGACTTGCGGATTGCGCGGGGTCACGGCGGTGTATTGCCTCCAAAGCGCGGAATTCGTGAGGGTCGCACTGATCGAGCAACAGCGCTCTTGGCGCGCGACCGTGGCCTGATCGGGTGGCGACGTACCAGGTTGAGGTGCCCAAGGGCAGGTGCATGATTTGCCGACTGGTGACGATGACTTTGCGCTCGCGGAAGATCATCACGGCCTCTGCGAGGGCGTGGAGCACAGGCGACTCCGCGCGATCCCGGGCGAGGTTCCCGATGTGATAGGTGACAGACTGCCCAAACTCGGCGCGCCCTGCCCAACGCACGAATTCCTGTGTGTTTCTGGCGGTTGCGCGCATGGCGACGTTCATGTCCCTTCCTCCGGCTGAAACGGGGCGGAACCGGGATGATCGCCCAAGCTCTGCCCCTCGCGCTCGCGCAGACGCCGCATCCGCATCCGCTTGGCGTTTCGCGCGCCAGACACGTCGGGCTTGATCACGCGGGGCAGAGGCACGTCTTCGATCTTGATGCCGTAGTCGCGGGCGATGCGGATGCGGGTTTCCACGGGGGTTTCCATGGCAGCACCTCAGAACGGGATTTCGTCGTCGAGATCAGACCGCGCGCCGCCGTCGAAACCGCCGCCGCGCGCCGGCTGGCCGCCCCCGCCGTAGCTGCCGGTCGGGTCGTGGCCGACATTGCGGTCGATCTGCGCGCCAGCGCTGTCGCCGCGGCCGTCAAGCGGCGTGAGTTCGCCCCGGTAGGGGCGCAGCACGATTTCAGTCGTGTAGCGGTCGGCACCCGACTGGTCCTGCCACTTGCGGGTTTCGATCGCCCCCTCGACGTAGACCTTCGATCCCTTGCGCAGGTACTGTTCCGCGATTCGCGCGAGCGGTTCCGAATAGATGGCGACCGAATGCCATTCGGTCTTCTCCTTGCGCTCGCCCGACGCCTTGTCGCGCCACGTCTCGGACGTGGCGATGCGCAGGTTGACCACCTTGCTGCCGTTCTGGAACGTCCGCACCTCGGGGTCGCGGCCGAGGTTGCCGATCAGAATGACCTTGTTCACCGATCCCGCCATCAGCGACCGGCCTCGCGCGCGCGCGCGTATCTCATAACCCTAACCTTTGTCAAGTCCCTATCTCTCTATTCTGTCTATTCTCTATCTCTCTCTGCTGGCTGGTGAGCGTTGTTGTTGAGGTATAGGACGACCAGCCCCCGGCAATTGTGCCGGGGCGGTCCCTGTACCTCGTCGATCCTGCTGGCCGGAGCCGCGCCGCCGCCGGAGGTCCAGCCGTGGCGTGCACCTGCCCGGACTGGTTGGCCGCTACTTGCGACGGAGGTGCTTCCGCCGGGGACCGCGCTTCGGCCTTTCGGACTGCGCTGTGCCTGGGTCCCGCCCCACAGTAGGCACTGATACCGGATCGCCGCTGCCGTCATCTCGCTCTCGCGTCTGGAACCGACCAGCGACCCGGCCCCGCGCTGATTTGGCGCGCGCGGGGGTGCGCCTGTGGCCTATTGAGGCCGCACCTCCCGCAGCAGCAGCGCCGTGGCGCGCAGGCCGTGGCGCTGGTGGTAGTCGTTCCAGTCACCCGCTTCGGGTGGCATTGTCCACTGGCGGCCCGAGGCACGGGCGTAGAATTCTCCGGTCCCGAGGCCGTTCAAGTGCTTGATCGGTTTGTCGTGGTCAGCCGCGACGATTGCGCCGCGGATCGAGGCGGCGACGCGGGCGGCGTTGTTGGCGGCGAAGGCGCAGAGGACGGTTGCCGACCGTCCCAGGAATTGCAGCGCGGCACGGACGCTGAGCGCAGTGGCGATTCCCTCGCACACCCAGGTCTCGTGCCCTGTGCTGATCCTGTAGGAAGAGCCGCTCATCTGGCCACGCAGTATGTTCCGCTTGGCGCCATCCTGCCCGATGATCTGGACGGTGGCAAGGGTGTTTTCGATCCACCCCGGCACGATCAGCCACGGCCCCGGCCCGTCGGGCAGCGCGCGGGTGATCGCACGCCCGAGCTCGTGCTGCGGGATCAGAGGCCGCAGGTCGTCGATTACCAGCCCGCGCGTGTCGGCAAAGCCTTTCGCGGCCAGATACAGGTGTTGATCGTGGCGGCAGGCGCGGACGATAGCGGTGCAGATGCGGGCGACCTCGGCGTGCTCATCAGCAGCGCGGCGTTCGGCCTTCGGATCGCGACGAACCAGAGTCGCGGGCATTGGGCTGCACGCATCGCCCACGCGGAACGTGTGGCTCTGCCCCGTCACCCAGTTCCAAGCGACGCCGCCCGTGCCGTCTGGCCAGACCAGGACGCGGCCGGAGCCGTTAGTCCGCGGTTTGCCCTCGACCGGGCACGGCACCCAGCGGCCGGGGGTGACGCGCGGCGGGGGCGAAATCCCGACCGCGTGGCAAGCCTCCCGGATTGCGTCGTCGAGGGTCACGCTGCACTCCGTTGTTTGCGGAACCGGCGCACCTCGCGCTCGACCAGCGCCAGCGCGTCGCTGTCGGCGGCGCCGAGCACAGGTGCCTCGAACCAGCCGCGCGGGAGTTTCGCGCCGGGATAGATGCCCGCCCAGATACCGTAGGCCCAGCGCCGCGCCTTGTTCGGATCGCGCGCGCGGGAGAAAGCGTAGATCAGCGCTGCGTCCCAGATCGAGCGCGGATTGCCGAGGCACGGCGCCCGCAGTCCGTCGCGCGGGGTGAGCGCGTAGCGCGAGGCGTCGAACGCCTGCAGCGTGCCCGCCACGTTGACAATCCCGGATCGTGCCGGGCGCTCGTATCCGCACGCCAGACAGGTCGGCCCGCGCATGACGGCGCTGCACTCTGGGCAGGTAATTGACTCGCGGGTTTTCTTGTCGCGCGTGCGGGCCTTGGAGTCCTGCTTTTCGGCGGCGTCCAGTTCGCCCGCGCCGTTCTGCCAGATGTCGAACATCTCTCCGGCGAACCGTTCGACGTTGCCGCTGTGGTCCAGCCACAATGCCTTTGATTTGCCCGGCGCGGACCGCATCACGCGACCGATTTCCTGCATGTGCCCGCTCAGGCTTTTGCGGTAGGGCCGACACGAAATGCCGACCAGGCAATCCGGCACGTCGAACCCTTTTGTCAGCACGCCGCACGATACCAGTCCGACGATCACGCTGTCGGGGCGCCGGAATTCGGCGATTTTGGCGGCGCGCTCCGCGTCGTTCCGGTCCAGATAGCTGATCTGCTGGAAATTGTAGCCCGCCGCCCGGAACTCGGCGCACAGTGCGCGGCCGTGGGCCACGGTGGGCGAGAACACGATGGTCTTGACTGGCCCGCCGAAATGTTCGCGCGTTTTGCACTCCCATTCGCGCACCACGTCGCCGATGATCTTGATCCCGGCGGCGGTGGCGCTTTCGTCGCTGAACTCGCCGTCCCAGCCCACCGCCAACTCGGCGTCGTCCGGGGATTTGGCAACGTAGATCGTCGGCTCGATCAGGTGGCCGTCCTCGATCAGCAGGCGGGTGGAGCGAACGTTGACGATCCCGTGCCAGTCGCGGGCCATTCCGCGCGTGAACGGTGTCGCAGTCAGGCCGATACAGATGGCGTCCGGGTGGCGGTCCATCAGATCGATGGTCGCCTTCATCCGGCAGTGCGCCTCGTCCACCACGATCAGCGATGGCGCGCGCGGCAGGATGCGGCGGGCGAGGGTTTGTGCGCTGCAGACCTGGACGTGCTCGCGCGGCTCCCAGCGCGGGTGATTGCCCTGAACGACGCCGTGCGGGATTCCGTAGCTGTCGAGCACGGCGCTGGTCTGATCGACGAGCGCCACGCGGTCCACGATGAAGAGGCTGTACGACCCTTTGCGTGCGGCCTCGGCCAGCAATTTCGACGCCAAGACCGTTTTGCCTGATCCTGTCGCGGCACACAGAATGAGCCGCCGTTTCCCATCCCTGATCTGCTCGCGCAGCGCCTCGATCGCGGCGGCCTGGTAGTCGCGCAGCTCGATCTGCCTTGTGGAGTTGAGCATCAGCACCGCGTCACCTCGCGATAGGCGGCCTCCTCGGCTTCGGCGCGCGGCTGGCCGCCGTCGTATTCGCGGATGGCGGCGCGCTCGACCCATGCGTCGTAATCCGGCCAGACCTCTCGGGCCAGCGCGTCGTAGTGGCGCGGCTCGCGCAGCCATGCGATTGCGGCGTCGGAGAGCCGCCCTCGGCGCAGCCGCAGGGTCCAGCGGTCGCGGATCACCTCGCCGCCGTTGGCGCGGACGCGATCCAGGATCGGGGTCACAGCAGCGCCTCCTGCTGAGGCGCGACACACGCGGGCGAGAACCAGAGCACCTCGCGCGCGGCGTTTTGTCTGCCGCGTCCGTTGCCTTGAGAACCGAACCCCCCTTTAGTCTTCCAGCGATAGAACGACCAATCGGACGGCATTTCGTGTTCGGTATTGTATCCTGCGAGGCAGATGCGCATGTCGGGATGTTTGCCTGCTTCGATTGCCCATTCGCGGGCCTGCGCGGCAACGGAGCCGTCGTCGTGGTTATAGAGACCGTCCGTGCGTTCGTCGTTGGAATAGGGCGGGTCAAGGAAAACGGCAGTTTTGCCGTGCCGCCACGTCACGCTGTCGCCGAGGACGCGCGACCAGTCGCCGTTGGTGATCCGAACGTTTCGCAGTCTGGCGGATAGCGCGGCGAACCAGTCGGTGATCCACTGCCTGCGGTCGCCCGATTGCGGCCGTTGTCGGTGGATGCCTTGGCCTCCCAAAAGACGCGGCATTTGCCGGTTGATGCCCCGCCCGGCGTTTCCCAGATGCGGCAGTTGCTGCTTGACGCCCCGGCCAGCGGCGCTTTTCACCCATTCCTCGCCGGTCCACCGCCACGGGCCGTTGCCGCTGCACCAGCCGCCGCTGATCCAGCAGCAGATTCCCCACACCCACCAGCCTGCGATTTTGGCGTCGTATGCGTCGGGGTTGCCGAGGATGCGCGCAAGACGATCCTTTCCCTCGGTGATCAACCAATAATGGCGGGCGTGCAGATCGGCCTCGGACACCGGCCAGTCGGCCCATTCCGCAACTTCGTCGGGGGCGGCCTTGATCGCGCGCCAGAAATTGGCAAGGAACCCGTCGGCGTCGTTGACCGTTTCGACGCCGGTGAACGGCTGGGGCCGTGCGAGCAGAACAGCGCCGGAGCCGAAAAAAGGCTCGACGTAGTTCTGCACGTCACCGAACCGGCGCCAGATTTCGGCCGCGACGCGGCTTTTTCCGCCGAACCACGGGAACGGCGTTTGCAACGGCGCTGCGCTGTTCACAGTGTGATCTCCTGCGCGGCGAGCCGACCCTCAAGCTCCTTGACCCTGTGCTCCAGGCCATTGCTCCGACGCGTCTCGCGCGCGAGCTGGGCCTGCACTTCGCGGAGCCTGCCGCGCGTGCGGCGTTCTGCGTCCAGCGCCGCGCCCAGCTTGCGCCCGAGGTCGCCCTCGGCGGTGAGCACCGCGATCTGGTCGCGCAGTTCGTCGCGTTCGGCCTCGACGCGGCGGCGCTTTTCCCGCTCCTCGACCAGCTGCGCTTTGAGCCCAACCACCTCGTCGATCAGCGCGTCGGTTGTGAGTTTCGCCAGCTCGCGCCGCAGCCGCGCTTCCGCATCCGACACGTCGCGCGCCGGCTCGGTCTCCCCGTCACCCAAAACCTCGCGCCGCAGCCTGGCCTTGGTCGGCTCTTCGCCCCGTTCCACGATTTCCCGCAGCGCGCGCTCCGTCCGGCCCGGCTCGGCGGCCTCCGCGTCGCGCAACCGGCGCGCCTCGTGGATTTCGTCGCGGCGCAGCCCGAGGTCTGAAGGGCCGACCCTGCAATTGTTGGGGTCTACAACAATTGGGTTGCCCGCCGTGCGAACCTCACCCCGCGCCTGCGCCGCGTCGTATTCGTCCGCTAGCCGGATTTTCGCCCGCGCCTCGATCAGCAGCGCGTCGGCCTGCGCGCGGTAGACGGCGGCGATCACCTCGTCATGCGCCGCCTTGGCCCGCGCCATCCGCCCGGCCGTTTTTGCGGCATCGTAGGCCACCCGCGCCAGATCGCGCGCCTCCAGCACTTCGCCGCTGGTCCGCGCCGCCAGAAGCGCCGCTGCCGCGCGATCGATCAGCGTCGGCAGGTGTTGGGTTTTGGCCTGCTCAATCACGTCCACGTCATTCATGTGCTGCTCCAAGTGCGGTCACCTCAACGCGCGTCCCCTCGATCTCGCCCCACAGTTTGCGCACCGTGAGCTCGGCCACCTGCGCATCGTCCGTCCACGCCAGGCGGTTCAGCGCGTCCTTGACCGCCTTGGCGATATTGTCGGCGTCCGGTTTCTGAGCGTGGGGCTGCCCGAGACAGGCAGCGCGCCGTCGCGCCGACCACGAGGCCGGCGGTGCGAACGTCGCCACGACCACGACCCGCACCGGCCCCTCGATAGGGGCGCGGAACACCGGCGCGGCCAGCGTGCGCACGAGGTGCTCGAAAAGCTCGTTCTCAGGCGGATTGAACGCGCGCGCGCGACCCCGGATCGTCCCCACACGATGGCGCTGTTTGGCGTAGGGCCTGCCGGGGATGAAGATTGAGGGCATCGCGTCTCTCACGAAAAAGCGCCGGCGGGGCGACCTGCACCCCGCCAGCAGACCGCCAGTTCAGGGAGGAGAGACAAACAAGCGGCGGTCATGGAGTGCCCTCATCGTCAGCGCGGCGCGCGTGCCTGAACGCGAACAGTTCGCGCGGCAGGTCGCGTCCGGTCAGCTCGCACAGCGCATCGTACCACAGCGCTGGCAGACGCCGCGCATTGGCAGCACGCTGCACTCTGATCAGGCTCACGCCGACGGCGCGCGCGACGCACTCGTGGCCGATGGTGTCGATGATGGACCGCGGTGTCATGGCCGAACCATACAGACGTCGCCACCGCCAGGCAAGCGATTTTTTGTCTTGACCGGCGCACATTTTCTGTCTAGCGTGGCAGCACCTGACGAGGAGAGACGACATGGCTAGCACAGCGCACATGATGGGCAAAGGCGAGTTCAGGCTCGTGCAGACGCCGACGGGCGAGGACGACGTTCGGATCGAGTATTGGCTGGGCGTTAGCGGCAACGGCGCGTGTCTGCGCACCGTCAATCCCGACGGTCTGGTGACGATCTCACACGTCCACGATCCCCGTCGGATCGAGGACTGGCTGGCTCGCTACGAATACGAGCTGGAGCGTGGTGCGTGATGCTGGGCGCCGGCTTGCACTTCGACGTTTCCGAGGCGCGCTATCACGCGGACGACCTGCTGAACGTGCCCACCCTGTCGAGCAGCGTCGCGCGCCAGATACTGCGCAGCCCGCTCCACGGCTGGACCGCGCACCCGCGCCTCAATCCCGACTATGCGCCGCGTGAGAGCGCTGCGTTCGACCTTGGGCGCGCCGTGCACCGGGCGGTGCTGGGGCGCGGCGGCGATTACGTGGCGATCCCTGACGAGCTGCTGTCGGACGACGGCGCGATCCGCTCGAAAGCCGCGCGCGAGTGGGTGGCAGACGCGCGCGCGCAGGGACGCACGCCGCTGAAACGGGACGTTTTCAACCAGGTCTACACGGTCGCGGAGGCCGTTGCGACACGGCTGGCCGAAATGGCCATCCGCCTCGATCCGGAGCGCAGCGAGGTCACCGCGCTGGCCGAGGTGGACGGCGTGTGGTGCCGGGCGCGGATCGACAATCTGCCCGAGCGCGGCGGGGTGTTCTACGACCTGAAAACAACGACCGACGCCGGTGTTGACGCGGTGATCCGCGCGGTGGAGTTTTACGGCTACGATCTGCAGATCGCGCACTACCAGGCGGTGCTCGAAGCCGCGACGGGCGAGCGCCGCCGCGCGCGGCTGATCTTCGTCGAGAAAGACCCGCCGTACGAGGTCGCCGTCGTCGAGCTGCTGGATGATCCTGACGCCGACGCCGACTGGATGCGGGCGGCGCGGGCCAAGGCGGCCGAGGCCCGCCGTCTCTGGTCCGAGTGCCTGCGCACCGGGCAGTGGCCGGGCTATCCGCGCGCGGTGCAGATCGTCGGCGCCCGCGGCTGGGATCAGGCGCGGTGGCTCCAACGGCTGGCAGCGCAAACCGATCAACTCAACCCGGGATAGACATCGTGACCAAACCCGACACCGACACTACCGCAGCTCCGCCCGCGCCGCGTCCGTCCGTCACCGCAGGCGGGCCTCTGGCGGCGCTCGTGCCCGACAGCCTCGACAGCGCGTATCGCCTCGCCAAGGCGTTGGCAGCGGCTGGCGAAATGATCCCGCCGGCGTTTCGCGGCAATCCCGAGGCGACGATGGCGGCGATCCTGCGCGGCATGGAGGTCGGGCTTGCGCCGATGCAGGCGCTGCTAAGCGTTGCTGTGATCAACGGTCGTCCTGTAATCTGGGGCGATGCGCCGCTCGCGCTGGTGCAGCGAGCGGGTCACCACGTGGACGTTGAGTTCGAGGGCAGCGGCGAGACTCTCACCGCCGTCGCCACGCTCACGCGCGGCGACACCGGCCGCCAGATCGTGCGGCGGTTCGGGATCGCCGACGCCAGGCGGGCTGGGCTCCTCGGCAAACCCGGTCCCTGGCAGCAGTATCCGCAGCGAATGCTGGCGCACCGCGCCCGGTCTTGGGCTCTGCGCGACGGCGCCGCCGACGTGCTGATGGGGCTGCAGATCGCCGAGGAGGTGCAGGACTACGGGCCAGACCGCGCGCGCGACGTGACGCCGTCGCAGCGTCCGGTTCCGCCGCGCGGTGGCGTGGTGCTGGCGCCGCCGGAGCCGGACGTGGACGAAATCGTCAATCTGGATCCGACCGAGGCCCCGCCGCCGCCCCCGAGCGCGCAGGGTGAAGAGACCTGAGTACCGCCGTCGCAACCGTAAACGCCTACCTCCGCGCCTGCGCCCACGTCGGCGCCGTCGCCACCGCCGCCGCCTGCGCCATCGTCTGACCACACAACCGGAGATACGACCATGCTGACGCTTGACCTCACCCTCGCCTTCGTCACGCCCTACGTTGGCCACCCCTACTGGCCCGAGGTGAACAAGGTGATCGACATCACCAAAAAAAGCGGCCTGAACCGCGCCAAATCCGACGCCAACCGCCGCAAGGCGCTGGAGGAATACCTGCGCGCGAACGGGCTGACGCTGGCGGATTTTGAGCGCCTGGAGCAGCTGTCGCGCCGCCCGTTCCACTTTGCGCCCGATGGCGAGATCATCATCCCCGCCGACCGCATCCTGTCGTTCCTGGTGGCGGCCAACAGCGAGGCGCGCGCCGCCAACCGCGCCGCCCCGCCCGAGCAGGTGCGCTCGCGCATCACGGCCACCGATTTCCACACCGGAAAATACCAGCCCGACGGTGTGTGGGAGCGGTTCGTCACCGTCAACCTCGGCACCGGCGCGAGAGCGTCGAACCAGCGCGGGCTGCGCGAGAACGCCTATATCGAGAACTTCGAGGCGACCGGCTCGTTGCGGTTCGACGAGCAGACCGTCGATCCGAAAACGTTGATCCGGCTGATCGAATGGGCCGGGGAGTTTGTCGGCGTCGGAGCCAGCCGCAAGATGGGCAAGGGCCGGTTCCGCGTTGCCCGCGCCGAGGTCAGGCCCGACGCGCTCGCTGCAGAGTAGGTTTTCAGCGCCCTCGCCGTCGCCTACGCCACCGCCTTCGCCGTCGTCAGCGCCTACGTCAACGCCTACGCCTTCGCCCCCGCCGCCGCCAGCGCCAGCGCCAGCGCCTACGCAACCGCCTACGCCTTCGCAACGATTCGCTGCGGATGATCTGCTGGAAAAACAGCGCCCCGCGCAAATTTCCCCTGGACGCTGATAGCGCTGTGCGCTATACGTGAGGCATGAAACGGGGCAAGGCCCCAAGCAAGAGGAGAGACGACGATGCCGACCAAGCGGATCAGCGACAAAATTCCGCCCGGATACATGCTCTGGGGCAGGAAAGGCTACAAAACCAGGGAAGAGGCCTGGGACTCGCTGGAATATGACGGGCTGACCGAATGGGAATATGACAGGTCGAAGGTGATCTATCACGAAGGCCGCTATTACACGATCATTCCTGATCTGGATTACAGGATCTGGAACCACTGATCCACCGGTGACCAGCCCCGCGAGGGCTGGTATCCCGTGGACCAGCACAGAAACGAGGAGAGACCACGATGACCCGCACCCCCGAGATGATTGCCGCCGAGATCAAGGCCTGGAACTGCCGCGACGTGCGCGAACTGCGCGATCTGTTCGTCGAGTTTCGCGCTTGCCGCGACGAGAACGGTGACCTGCTCGACCTGCGCGCCTACGGCGTGGACGTCGACGAGATGCCGTCCGCTCCGATCCCCGAGTGGGTCGATACCGCCTACCCCGTGTGGTTCGTCGATGTGAACGGCTACGCGCTGGTCGGTGACCTCCTCGATACGGTCAAGCACGTTGATAGCCTCCGTGCCGATGCGTGAGCAGATGACCCCGGCCGAAATCCTCCGCGCGCGATTGACGCTGGGCCTCACCCAGGCCCAGCTGGCACCGCTGCTCGGCTACAGTGATGTCGCGCGCGTTTCCGAACTCGAGCGCGGCGTGCGGCAGCCGAACGGTGCCGTGCTCTGTCTGCTCCGCGCCTACCTCGACGGATACAGGCCCGAAAACTGGCCTGTTCGACAGCAAAACACCGAACAATATGGAGGGGATACCGTGCTGCCGATCGAATTGATTGACGACGACGAGGGCACGCTGTACGCAATGAGCGGCACACACGTGGTCAAATCGTGGGCATACACCGACAGCACGTTGCGCGCGGTCTACCACGAGGCCCGCGTTTTCTGCGACGGCTGGCACGCCGCGATGGCGGCTCAACAACATACTGGAGTGCAGGTGTCGTGATGGGCTGGTCCGAACTTGACGCCGCCTGCGCCGACGCGCTGACCCTGGTGCGCTCGCCCGCGCTGGCCGCCGCCCATCCGGCTGCGCGTATCACCGCGTGGCAGGTGCTCAAACTCGCGCGCGGCCAGCGCACCGACTGCGACGTGCTGCGTGCCCACCAGCGCGTCGTCGAATACGGCGCGGCAACGTGGGGCTGGCTCGTCGATGCAGCGCTGGCGCGCGACCCGGAGGACGTGGCATGAACCGTCCACACACTCCACCGCGCAATCTGGACGACGCAGTGGCCGCCGCTCGCGGCTGGGAGCCGTCCGAGATTTTCGCGCGAATGCACACCACGCGTGAGCAAGCCGCTCGCCGCGCGCGGTGGCGTGTCGCGCGTGTTGCACTCGCGTGCGCCGGCGCAGCGGTGGTCGTATCGCTGCTCACAACCGCTGTCTGGCCCGAGATCTGGCAGGGTCAGCCACACGGGAGCACGGTCACGCTGCGCCCGACCACGGAACCCGGCGCCGTGGCAGAGCTTTTCTTTGACAACCGAGGCACCGATAGCGGCGGGCGCATCCGGCACACCTTCGAGCTCGGCGGGCACCACATTGAGGCCGAGCTCGGTGTTCCCCACTACCCGGACACGATCAGGGTGACGCCTGCCGACGGCTATATCGCCGTGCCGGACGTGCTGACGATCCCTGACGGCGAAACTGGCGTGGTGCTGATCTATCGTATCGAGGCAGTGGGGGTGTGAGGGAGGCGGCCACACCGACCGCCTCCGCATGGCGCTGTCCGGGAGCCGAGGCGCGCAACAGCTGCAGAACGTTCCCGGCACGAAATCCGGCCCTCAGGGCTCCGGCGCAGCCTCCGGTGGCGCGTCGAACGGCGGAAGCGCCACGGGCCCGTCCGCATCCACCAGAATCGGCGCCGGAAAGCGCCGCGCCTCGGGCGCGTCCGGCCCGTGCGGCAGGATCACGGGGATGGTCAGCAGACCATCGGCATCCCGCGACACGTCGCCCGCGATCCAGGCGCAGTCGATGTCGCCCTGCGCCAGCACGCCGCCGGGCGGCAGCGCGGCAAGATCGAGGACGGTCTCGTTGAGCGTCAGAACCTCGCCCGCGACATGGATGGTCAGGTCGCAGTCCATCCGGACGGGGTAGAATACGAGCAGCATGGCGAACCCTCCTCAGAACCAGCGCCCGGTGGCGGTCAGGAAAACGTCTGTCGAGGCGACGGAAGCCGTTGCAACGGCGCGCATTTCAGTGGCTTGTGTCGTCAGATTCCCATGCGGGATTTGCACGCACAGTCCGTCAACGCTTGTCACCCGACCGAACACATTCGCGCCGTTGATGGACCCCACGACAAATGTCGCGGGGAAAGTCCACGAGAATGTGTTGCTGCGGAACAGGCCGCCACTCCCGAAGCTGTTGTCGATGGCAATATCTGTGAGCCTCTGCGAGCAAATCTGCGTCCCGTCCGCGAACCGGACGTATTCCCCGTTGGAGTTCGACCCGCGCTCGATCACTGCGCCCGTCGGCACCCCGCCGGACTGGCTGACGGTGCCGAGGATGTCGCTCTGTGTATAAATCTGCCTCCACGCGGTCCAGCCGCTCGGCGGGTTGCCGGTGGAATAACGAATCCACATTGCCACGCGCTCGGGCGATGTGCGCGGGTGAAGCACCAACTGAACGATGCCGCTGGATACGCGCCACCAGTTTTGCAGAATTGCGCTGGTGGAGTTCATCCCCGGTGGCAGCGTTCCTGTGTGTGCGTTATTGAACCGATACCAGCCGCTCGGAATGCTGAATGCGTCAATGTCCCCGCCGGGCACCGTAGGGGGATCACCGGCAAGGAGACCAATGCCGAAATCACGCACTTTCAGCAATCGACCGACAGTGCTGTCGGTTGTGCTCTGCGTCACCGCCGTGCCGGTGATCTGGCCCGTGACCTGAAGCCCGGAGGATGTCACCCGCGCCCGCTCGGCCCCGCCAGTCGATATACCAAGCGCATCCGCGCCGGCGCGGAACAGCCCGGTGTCGGGATCGCTCTCGAACGTCGCAGCAGGTGCCGCCGCCGTGCCGTCGGTCAGGCGCAGCGCGACCAGCGCACGGACAGCGGTCGAGAGAATCCGCAGCCGCTCGGCCCCGCCAGTCGATATACCCAGCGCATCCGCGCCCTGCCGAAACAGGCCGGTGTCGCTGTCGTCCGCGAAGGCAAGCGGCGGAGCGAGGGCGGTCCCGTCGGGCAGCCGGAGGCCGGCCGGCAGCCGCACCATGCCGCTGGCGGCCTCTGCGACCAGCGCATCCGACCAGGCCGTTCCGTCCGGGCTGACCCGGACCGCCAGATCGTCCGACCCCGTCGTGCCGATCTCGGCCCGGCCCG